CTTTTCAATCTTATCCTGTGTGGTTTTCCTTAAGTCATCAAACTTCGGTGAGTCTGACATGCGCTTCAGCAACCCCTCCTGGCGGCTTAGCTTCTCTCCTACCTCTTTCATTTTCTCGTTAATTACAGCCCAGTGCTCACCGGTTAGAGCCGCTTTGACTTTGCCCTTTGCACCCACCGTTTGAGTTCGCCCAGAGCTTTCCACAATTTTTGATCCTTTCGGGAGCATACTCGCAAGTTGGCCGATTGCATCGTTCTCTCCCTTCTCTTCAGGGGTGCCCTTGCGGCAGGTCCCTCCGGTACCGTATGCGGTGCCATTGGGGCGGACGCAGCGAGTGTAGTCATAGTTCTCTATGTATTCTCCGCGAGCCTCACCGGATTTTGCAACAAATTGCTGCTCTCCGCGACTCTTAACTCCCTCGGAAAAGTTTTGAAACTTCCCTGTGTCCGCAAGGTCTGACGTTTCGTAGCCTGCTTCACGCATCAGAGCGAGAAACTTTTCGGCGGAGTCAGGGGTGAATGAGCCTTGCATACGATTTACCGTGTATGCCTTATTTTACCCTGTTTGCTTCGCAGGCGTAAAGGGGCGGTTAACCGCCTAATAAAGCTAGTGAAACGTAAAGCCAGTTATACCGCTTCAAGCTCAACAATAACATGCATTGGCATTTTCGATACTTTTTTCACTTTGAACGGCTGACCACGGGGTATAAGAACTTCCTCTTCCGATTTGGCCGCTGAACCTTTTCCCAAGTACACACCCCCGTGATCCCCCGAAATTTTCAAAGTAACTCCTACTGTATTAAGCGCGGTGTTTATTGAAGAACCCTTTGCTGTAGCTTTGTTATACTCAATCGCCCTGTTACCGAAAACAGATCCATAAGACTCATTACTTCGTGCCCTATTCGCTGATGAAGATTGGACAGCAGGATCAGAATATATTCCTCCAACTTTGAAGTACTTGTCAACATCTGTGTAGGGAACTCGGATCCCTCTTTGAAGGTCTCCGCTATGTTTGGGGAGTTTTGCCATTGCAGACTGGAGGCCTACGATCGCCTCGTTTGCAATCAAAGGTCCACTCGTTACGCCTCCCACGCCCTTATACGCCTTTTCAGTTGGTTTTCTCCCACGCATTAGGATGTTCATGGCAATATATCCGTTTTCGCTATAGTGCAAAATGGATCCCAGTTCCACTGCAGTAAGTTTGTGATCTTTCGCAAACTTTCGGTAGTGGTCTTGTTCGGACTTTGTGTACTTTTCTAAGAGACTAGAAAGTTTCTGTCGAGCTTTCTCACCTTTTGTACTAGTATCTGGCTTGAACTCCCTCACCTTTGCAGTTGAACGACTCGGTGAAGAAGACTTTCTTGGGGGATGCTGCCCGGAATCTGGCTTAGCTGCTTGAGTCCCTTTCCTGCATTGCCCTGCTGTTCCGTACGCGTCGCCGTTAGGCTTTACACAGCGAACGAAGTCATAGTTCCATTCAGAGAAGGAAAACCCGTGAGTATCTCTGAGGATCTCAGCGTAAGTAGAGAGTGCTTCGTCAGAGAAGGAGCCTTGCATACGATTTACCGTGTATACTCTATTTTACCCTGTTTGCTACGCAGGCGTAAAGGGGGCGGTTTACCCTCACCTTGATTCCCCCCTCCGCAACCACTCTTAATCTCCTCGGACCGCACCCACTCCTTCAACCCAGCAACGTACGCCCTTAGCAACTCAGCTTGTTGCAAGTTCTGGGGGCACCCCGTTCTAAGATGCAAGGACATGTGTCGGTCTATTGCATCTAGGCATGTTTTGATGACAGGGTTCCACGGTTCCCTGACTTTCGTGTTGTATGTTCTTTTCGTCTCGTCAAAGTCTTCCATTGCCTTGTTAACTACGTACTTAGTGTGGGAATCCGTTTCGTGAAGCAGCAAATTTCCAAGGGTGCGACCTTTGGTTTCGGGCTCCGCACAGTCACAAATAGTCCGTCATTTGCCAGAATTCGTATACAAATAAGGAGTGGGAGCGCAAAGAGCCTAGTTCTTCTACCGCAAGCACAATCAAACAACTTGGAGTGTGCGATTGTAGTACATTTTGCGGTCTTCAAGACCGTTGTAGCCGCCGTTAACTCTCCTGGTAACCTGCTCCACAGAAGGGTTTTTGTCACAAAGAGCATTCATTCCGTTGTTAAACCACCAGAATCCTGCCGAAGAGAACGGGTAATTATCCGCAACGTAGTTCACACCTTGCATCACCTGAGGGTCTTTAGTAAAATTAGCAAAGTCTTGGTAGTTCGCACGCCCTGTCAATTGTATGTAGCCCGCACCCTTGAAACGGGGGCCATCGCCCGGTTGTGTATTCCCCAGGTCTCTCCTACCTTCGTAGTCCCACCCCGAAGCAAGTTCTTTCTTCCAGCGGCCACCGCCGGACTCGTGAGCTGTTTGACTGAGAAAATGGCGAATTCGGGGCGGTGTTGTTATTCCGAAGTCCCCGAGGCACTTGTTTAGCTCGGACACTTCGGAGTCAGTGATTAGGGTAGGGGAGCATTGCCACACGTAGGCTAGAGTTTCCTTGGAAACATACTGCTTCGGTGAGGGGGCCACAGGTTGAGTGGGCGGAGTGTAGAGTTTACGGTACTTTTTCACCCAGGCTGCCTCATCTGTCAGCAATTCTGGTTGCTTTGCAAAAACTTGCTTAGCAAAGTCAAGGAAAGCAGCTTCTTGGTAAGGGTTGTCGCTTCTGCGGTAACGAACGAAATCGAGGAATTTTTCCGGTGTGAATTGTGGCATTGTTACTTGGTTACTTGGTTACTAAGGTTTTACCCCCAGGCCCCCTAATAACTGTTTCACTGAGACTGTGCCCTGCGGATCCGTTGTGTTGCAATTTCCAGGTACTCAGGCTCTCGTTCAATTCCGATGAAGTCAAAACCCTCTAGTTCACACGCCATACCCGTAGAGCCTGACCCCATGAATGGATCGAGCACGATGCCACCGGGCGGGGTGACAAGGCGGCACAGGTAGCGCATCAGATCTACCGGTTTCACTGTGGGGTGGATGTTACCCTCTCCCCTTTCGCGTTTACTTGCTTTGGGACAGTAAAAGAATCGAGCGGCGCTGCCGGTACTGCCTGACGGGAACAACCCCACCACCTCGTCGCTGCCGTCGTGGATCAGGTTGGCGGGCCAGCGGCCAAGAGTGTTTAGCTTCTCAATAGCAGCGTCTGCGGCTGCCTGCCTGCGGACTAATCCGTTTGGATCGTTTTTCCACGGACGATCCCACCCATCTGACGATCCACCTAAAATTGCTTTGCCGCTCATTTTGGGCAAAACGTCGTCCGTCCCCACCCTGCACCCATCCACATTCAGCGCCCCAGTGCCGTGCTCCAGCACGTTGGCGGCCACGGTGCCCGTCAGCGGCTTACGGGCCATGGTGATCGGCTCCAGGGCGGGCTTTAGCGCAGTGCCCCAGCCGGCCCACTGCTGGGCTTCAGGGGTGGCGGGGGCGTCTCCTGCATGCTCGTGATAACCGTTCGCCCTTGCTTTCCTCATCCAAGGCCGTTCGTCGAGTTCATTTGAAAATCCTTTTCCCGCCGTTGATCGGGGTGTCATAGGGGTTCTAACCACCTCCCGCTCAGCCCCCCTCGCCTTATCAATCGCCTTCGATACATCTAACGATTTCGGGAACCCCGACCCGTAGACCCAGGCGATCATGTCCCGAATCTCAAAGCCCGCATCCTCAATCCTTGCCGCCATCCGATGCTGGGTGCGCGTGCCAGCGAAGGCCAGCAAGTGCCCGCCAGGCTTCAACACCCGCAGGCACTCGGTCCACACCTCAACCGTGGGCACGTTATAGTCCCATCGCTTGCACATGAAGGACAGGCCATAGGGCGGATCAGTCACCACTGAATCCACACTACTATCGGGCATGGTTCGCAGCACGTCAAGGCAGTCGCCAAGTAAGAGAGTCATTCTTTAGTTGAGTATGTGTAGTTTGTTTTGAGCCTTTGAGGGGCATACGGTTTTACCCTCGGCCCCGTAAGAGGAGTCCCTGAGAGCACAAGGAAAGGTTCCCCCGGCCTATGTCTCAGCAGTATCCGTCTTGTACCTGTTAATGCCCCTGATGAAGGAGTCCATGTTGGTTGCTTTCTCGGCATCTTCGATGAACTTGCGCCTATCCTCGAAAAGGACCGGTTGAATAAGAACAGCGAGAATGCGGCTGATTGTAGGGTCGTTGATGTTCATTCGTTTTCGTCGGGGATTTGTGAGTCCATGGCGGCAATGATTGCTCCACGGTTGAGAAGAACCAAATAGTCCTCCCCGTGTTGGGGGATCGTGTAAGCGTGTATTCCTAGTGCCGCTGCAGCTTCACCTAGGTCCCTATAGGTGTATCCGGTTTTTTCCTTTGCGTCCTTAACAGTCCTCTCAGCCCACTTCATTGCTTCGGTTCTTCTCTCAAAAAATGTTTCACCCTGGAATTGAACTATATTTGCGTCTTTACGAACGGCAAAGACGGTTATCTTGGATGATACGTTTTTAAGGTTCCCTGTATAAGCCGTGGCGGTTCTGATGGCTTTGTCCTCGCCCCCACCGTTATCACCTCGAAGTCCTTGAGAGTCGTCTTGAGCCGCTCCTGCAGAGTAAGACCCGTTACCATGTACCCCCCTTCCAGGGTAGTGAGTATCTCCCTCACTCCCCAACCCTTTGAATTGATCTGAAAATTCCTTGGAAGTAACACCACGATAGAAGATTAGAGGGGATCCGTCAGAGTTTGTTACAATGTCCTTTCGTTTTCGTAAATCGTCGACCGTTGCAACAAGCTCGGGCTTGGCGTTGAACCCTTGCCTCTTGTACAAAGAGGCTAGTGTTGGGGATGAGGGTAGTTCTGGAACTACTTTGTCTATCGGGGAGCTACTTCCCGGAGTCTTGTCATACTTAGGAGACTCTCTCAGTGCCGCTTCGTACGTCTTCGGGTCTCTACCCGGCAGCCTCCTCTCTCTCAGCTCCTTTTCCTTCTGATAAATCAACAGTCGAAGATTAATCAATCGGGCCTTATTTGCAACCGTGTCCAACTCCGGCGACTTAACCAGGGTTTGCATCATCCTGTAACTTCTTTTTATTTCCGCCACTGCTTTGGGACCTGACCCAACCCAATCGTATTCATCCTGCACCTTGGGGTTGTTTTCTGAGACTGCTTTCCTCAGCTCTTCCCTGCTGGTTTTCCTATCTCGCCCAGTCCCCTGCTTCACTAGCCGACCTTCAGGAGCTTTCTCCCCTTTGCTCTTGAGTAAACCCTCTAAAACTGCCCTTTGCTTTGGGGTTACGCGAGGGTCCTGGAGAACCTTCTTAAGGTCTTCAGCTCCCAACCCTTTTATTTTTTCGGTGAGCCTCATTCCCCCTGCTTTAGGGCCACGCTTTCCTTTTACTTGACTCTCCTCTTTCGCCCCAATTTCTGTACCCTGCTTACACTTTCCTCGGCTACCATATATAGTGCCGTTCGGTCTTAAACAGCGAGTGAAGTCATGAGTGTCTCCATCGGAAAAGTTCAAAGGGTGCGTCTCGGCGATGAGAGCTTCGTACGCTTGGAGAGCTTCAAAGGAAAAAGAACCGGATACCATGTTTATACTCGTTGAAGTTACCCGTTGCAAACAGGCAATGTTGGCTTCCTTTCAGCTTGGCCGCCTTGCCGCCCCATTTCTTGAACTTGCTGCTGAGGCTGCTGGTCGAACGTTTGACCTTGCTGCTGTGCCGCTTGCTGCGCTTGCTGGGTGGCCTGAAGCTGCTCTGTGCTTCGAGGCTGGGGCCTCGGACGGCAGTTTTCCTCGTAGCTTGCCGAGAGTTCCTTGCCCTTTTGCCCCAACTCATCAAACATTGCCAGTCCTTTAAGATCGCTACGCGATCTTGGGCCTTGCTGGGGGTTTCCCTTCGAGATAGAAACAGGGAAGATTGACTCTGAACTTTGCTCCTTTTGCTTACCCTCACTTCCTCTTTGTTTCCCCGGACGACTATCAATGTCCATGCCTTGTAAACTTTGGGCGTGCGTAGTTTTGTTCTCTCTCGGAAGCTTCTCTGTGGTCTTGCCCGTCAAAAACTGCTGTTCCCACGGAGACTCGCCGTACAGCATTTCTTGTACGGCAGCTAGAGATTCGGTTGTAAATCCGGGGACGTTCATTCTTACTAGTTCTTTTTCGATTGAATCTGAGTGGAAGTTAGCGTTCCGTGCTCCAGGGTACTCCCGCTCTTGCGGTGAGTTCTACTCATCGCATTCTTCCACTAACTACTCCACCCTTAATACCCGACTCTACTCTTTTACGGAAAGAGTCTCTCTTTCTCTCTTCCGGGGTCATAGCCTCACGCTCTTTCGCTGCCTTGGTCCCAGCCTCGCTTCTACCCTCAAGTTTAAGCCTTTCTGCCATAGCCTTCTTTATGGCTAAGGCGTGGCCCTCTTTCACATCGGTTTCATCGTTGTCTATGGCTTTAATCACCGCCTTATGAATTGCCCCCAAGTGCTTCACTGACTCTGCCTTTGCGTAAATCTTGTTAAAGGTCTCGTCCGCGTCACTATTCCAGCTTATATTTCGTTTAGCGTCCTCTCTCGCTAGCTCCAGTTGTTCCGGCGTCATTGGGCCTAACCCACGGCTTTTTGTTAGGGCCACCTCTATTCCCTTGCGGCATTGTCCCGCCGTCCCATATGCGCTACCATCAGGTTTTACACATCGAGTGAAGTCGTACGATTCTCCCTCAGAGAAGTTCTGGGGGTATCTTTGAGAAACAAGTGCTTCGTAAGCTGAGAGGGCTTCACCGGAAAAGGAACCGTTTGTCATGGTAATTCTCTTTAAGTGACTTTACCCTACTTCCTTCCTATCAACAAGGCCAATAGCCGTCCAACCTTACCCCTGGCAAGAACCGTCGGGACGTCCACAAGTTACAAAGTCCAAGGCACCGCCAAGCATCGAAGCAACCTCCTGAGCAACCTCCTCGGAATAACCCATCGACGTTAGCCGCTCTGCATGATCCTTCGACTTTCCTGCCATTGAAAGTGCTATTGCAATGGCCTGATCTTGAGACTTAACAACCTTACCTTCTTTCCCCTTCTTTCCTCGTCCTGAATGCAACGGTTTCGGATCGCCGTGCTTCCACCGGTGCATCACTTGCCCCACTTCGTCTTTGTGGGCCGACATCGAGTGATCTTCAGGAAGCTTCGACATTTTACGTGAACCGGACTTACAGATATTTTACCCTGCCTACTCTCTTTGTTATAGGCGGACTTACCCGTATGAACAGAGGGGGATCCCACCCGTGGGGCTAGAGGTAAGCCCCGCCTAAGAGCGCATCCTCACTTACATCCCCCTTCTCTCGCAGCTTCATTGCAGCTTCAAGGTACGGATTTGCGCCGTCACCAAGCTCGCCGCGTCTTTCCTTGTAACGAGACATGAGCGCGATATACTGCGCGTCGTTTTTTCCTGTAGTCCCTTTCATTAGATACCCTTGTAGAGTGTGTTGATCACTTCCATCGCTTGCTTGTCGCTTAGTTTAGCCCAAGGTCCCACCTTATACTTCTCGTCGCGAGTGCTAGTTTTAGTGGTAAGAACTTTAGTCATGCCTTCACCGTCTATTCCAAAACTTCGGAGTTTCTCGATAGCTCTCTCTCTGTTTGTGTACGCTTTGTAAGCTAGCGGGGCATCCTCTTCGAGAAATGCTAAGTAGTTTGCTTTTTGTTTCGGAGTGTTATACTTTCTTTCCACATCTGCAATTAGGCTCCCACCTGGACCCCAACTCTTAAAGGTGGAGTCTGCGCTTTTTCCTCTGGGTCCCGGAAAGGCACCTAGTGCCTCCACAAGAGCAGCTTTCGGATTGTCTTGCGCCAGCCCCATATCAACAAATCGCCCTTTACCCTTCTCATCTACCAAAACATTGCCCCCATGCATATCATTGTGTGCGACCCCCATCCTGTGCAGATCTGCACGAGCCTTCCAATAGGCGTCGGTGTTCCCTTTACTGGAATCTCTACTCGGATTCATACCTAGAGGGGTCCCTTGAACTTTTGACATAGCGATACGGCCGTTCCTTAGGTCTACCCCCGTTCCCTTGGGGCCAGCGGGTCCGCCAATATCCGCAGCAATCAGCTTCGGCCCCAAGTCGGCTTTACCAACTTTATCTACGATAGCCGCCTCCGTGCGGCTAATTATACCTCTTTTAACAACTTCGCCGTCCGGACTTAGAATCGCAGTGCCGTACATACCCGACCCTAGCATCTTAGCCTTTTCGCCAAAGGTTCGACTCCAACCATCGTACTTCGGGTCTCCCTGTCTCACATGGTTGCTCTTTTCGATCTTAGAGTCCATGATCGCGGCTATTTCTTCTTCGTAGGTTAAACCAGCTGAGTTCACTTTCTTGGATGACTCTCTTGGACCCCGGTTCTCTTCAAGAATGCTCTTGATGTCGGCCAGAACTTCTTTTTTCGTTACTTTTGCTCCGCCGCTCTGACCCCCACCGGGTTCTAACCCGGACGCTTTTCGTTGTGACACAGCCGAAACTTTTTTGGCGATCGCCGGTAAAAGTTGCCGTTCGGCCAGCAGCTTGTTTACTTGCGCTCTCTGTTTGTCGTTCAGCCTCGGGTCATTTAGAACCTTCTTCAGTTCTTCAACGGGTAGCGCCTTGACTTTGGCTGTCAAACGCATTTTTCCCTGCGTTACGGCCCCCTTTGACGGGTCCGGTACCGCTTTCTTACTCAACAGCTTCGCTGAGAGTTTTGAGAGTGACGAATGGAGTTCCGAGGGAAGGGGTTTCCCCTGTGGTGTTGGCTTTACTGTCTTCTTAGTCCTTTCGGTCTTTGTCTTCTCCCCCTTTACCCTTGGCACTTTTTTCTCTGGACCACCCTCTTTAACTTGCTCTGTACCCTTCCTACACTGCCCCGCCGTCCCATACACAGTGCCATCTTTCCTTACACAACGTGTAAAGTCGTACGTTCCCCCCTCAGAAAAGTCCGATGGGTGCTGTTCGGCAATCAGTGTTTTGTACGCCTGGAGGGCATCGGACGAGAAGGAACCTTGCACTGTACAGAGTCTATACCTACACAATTTTACCCCTCAACATAAACCTCCAGCTCTTCCAGAAAGTCTCGAAGCTGCCGCGTCTGGTGAGACAGCCGTGAAAGAAGCAAAATGGAGTCCGCCAGGAACTCTTCGAGTTCGTCACGAGACAACTCCTTGAGTCTCTTTCGCACAGATTGGGCGCGGAACTCAATCTCCAGGGGAAGCGGTGTTACGCTAAATGTCCTCGGTGAATCCATGTGCAATTGCCTGCAATTTGTAGAATTTATCTGCGGCCCACTCTCTCTCTTCAGGCGACAAGTCTTTTTCCTCAGCATACTTGACAACAGTATTGAGTTCGGACTCTGAAAGTTCTTTCATGGAACTCACAAGTTCGGGAGAAGCCACGTAAGGCTTAACATCGTCGTCGTTAAAAATAAACTCTCGTGTGGTCCAATCTTCAGGGTTAGAGTCGTAGGAAACATGGTAGTTATGGTTTGTCATATCAACCATAATTACTTTCGATTCAGGTAATCCCAACTCTGTCGCAATTTCGGTGTAAGTCTTCTTTTGCTTCAGTAGCTCGTCTACCTTGGTCTTATACGTCGCAACCCATCGCGGGGTTTTCACCATTCGGGAGTAGTCCCGCAAAGCGTGCTGGATATAGCCTCTGGCGGTTCTCCAAGCAAAGGTGCTAAACTGAACTTTTTTGTCGGGGTCGTACCGTGTAGCAGCAACGCAGAGTGCGAAATTCGCTATTGACTCAAGGTCCTCTCTTGTGAGAGAGCCGGTGTACCCGCCCGTTGAGCACTTAGCACCGTAGGCGAGTCGTCCAGCGATCCACTTGTGGTCTCTTACCAAACACTGTTGCTCTTTTGTGAGCTCAGGGTAGCGCCTGTAGCGTCTTTTTGCCATATTAAGCCTCGCAGCTTTTGCATTCGTTGTAAACGCCGTCTGAATCGTCATGGGCGCTGACCGTCTCGGTGTTATTCGATTGTTTGTATGCTATGTAGTCGGTAAAACCCCCAATGTGTTTCTTGAAGAGCCATAATTGTGGTACAGTTGTCCACTCAGGGTTCCAAAATCCTTTTTCTTCCGCTTCTGCTTTCGTGATTTCTTCGTACCGAACTCCCTCCATGGATAGTTCGTTCTTAAGTTTCACACACCATGGACAACCCTCACGGGTCACAATCAAAGCAGGGACAACTTCTTTATTCGTAAGAAGGCTGCTTGACTTCAGGTAATAAAGGGACTTTAGCTTCATCTTCCATGCTGCCAGGTGCAGACGAGTAATATACGAGGCATCTGACTTCGGGTCTGGAAACAGATTTAGCGATTGACCCTGACACACGTAAGGTTGCCGGTCTGCAGCCTGCTTGATAAGCTCAAACTGGTCTACTTCCCTTGCAGTCCTAAACACTTCTTTTTCGTGCTCAGTCAAGCATTCAATGCCCTGAACACTTCCCTTGGCCACTAGAATTTGATCCCAAACTTCCGGACCTACTCCTCTGTCGCAGAAGATTTTTTCAAGGTACTGATTCTTTCGAACATATGTGCCTTTAGCTTGTTTGGCGACGTAATAGTTTCGGTCTCGTGGCTCTATGCCTTCGGTGCCTGCCCCGCAAATTACACTATTTGTTTTGGTTGGTGCGATCGCGATTAAGTGCGTGTGACGCATTCCGGTACCCTTGCACCATTCCGGTTCCCCAAACCGCTCGGCCAGCTCCTTCGAAGCTTTGACTGCTTCCTCCTTCATCCATCGAGTTGTTTCGACGTTTAACTCTCGCGCCCCTTGTGACTTCACAGGTAAACCGTGCAGTTGATAGAGGGAGTGAAGTCCCATGACCCCTAGGCCAAGGGCACGGCTTTTCTCTGCGAAACGAACGGACCTACCCATGCCAACCTTGTCTTTGGCTTTGCGTATGAACTCGCTAACGACTGCCTCAAGGAAGTGGATCCCAATTTGAGGAACAGTACGGCCTGAAGTAGGAGACTTCCAATCCTTATACTCGTCGTAGCGGCTCAGGTTTAAGCTACTGAGGACGCACACGAATGAGTGGTTCTCGTCAGTGTGAAGGAAGATTTCGCTGCAGAGATTACTGGTCTTTACAGTCAGTCCCCTTTCTTTGTAGCAATCCGGGTTCTGGTTATTAGCATTGTCAATAAAGATTAGGTACGGGGTCCCCGAGATCATTCTTGTTCTCAAGACCTCTGCGAACAACTCATGCTTTTGTTTATCGCCCTTTATCATGGACTCAACCCACTCATCGGATATGGTGAGTGCTATGTTTGAGTCTACCCATGTCCGTGGGTCTCCTTTTGTGTGATCCTTTGCACGAAGCAGTTCTGGAACGTCCGGGTGATCAATAGGCAGGTAAAAAGCGAATGATCCTCTCCTGACTCCCCCTTGGCTCACGACTCTCGCACAAATATCGTATTGCTGCATCCAGGGCACAGCACCAATTGATTTTCCTCCCCCAGTTATAGGCGACCCTGCGGGGCGAATTTCCCCGAAGTAGTTGCCCACTCCTCCCCCACTTTTGCTCAGTTGAGCTACTTCTTTCAAGTGAGAGTAGATAGAGGAAATGCTATCTGAAGGGTGTACAGAGAAGCACGATATAGGCTGACCACGGTATGTACCGAAGTTGGAAGCCACCGGACTCGCTGCGCCAATCCAGCCGGACCAAAGGCAGTGGAACAAGTCTTCGTCTAGTGTCGGATCTTCGTTTATCTTTGAAGCCGTTTTTGCTAGACGGCTAAACATATCTTTTGGAGTCTCCCCTACTAATAAGTAGCCATTAGAGAGAGTATGAAGGGCCTCTTCATTCATCCAATGTGGGTGAGTAAGTTCTGTATTCATAGTGATTTCAAGAGTTAAGAATGTGGTTATAGCGTATTACACCAAGTCTAGAACCAGATCCTTTAAGTTAACTCTCAAAAAATCCTGAGTCGGTTTTGCAACGTAGGCGTCCCCCGACTTTGCTTGAGCGAAAACGTCTGTACTTGTCGCGCCTGCAGCAATAGGGTCGAACCACTGTTTAATCCTATTCGCAGAATCCATGTCGACGTGGAACATAGGTACAGATATTCCTAGCTTATTCAACCTGTCGTTTGCTCGCCAGCGAAGATAATGCTTCGTGTCATGCAGAGTAATGGTGTCGAGAGTACGTCCTTCAAAGATCTGGTTAAGGAACGCGTCCTCATTTCGGAGTACCGCGTCAAACCCTTGGAAAATCGCTTCTGCTTCAATCAGGGTTAAAGGGTCTTCCTTAATCAGCTCACGAAAGAGTTGTATTCCGGTATCGCTGTGCTGTTGCTCGTCTTGAATTGACCATGAAATAATTTGCGATAGCCCTCTGTACCTTCCGTTGAGATTCAAGGAAAGAAGGACTGCGAAGGAAGAAAACAGCGAGACACCCTCGGCAGCGCCACTGAATACCGCGAGGGACTCCTTAATGTTTTTCTTTCCTAGAAAGTACCCAATCTTTTGACGGGCTATGGGGTCACCAAGGAAAGCCTCAAATTCGTCTAGACCTAGGGTGTCCGATAAGAGATTATATGCTTCGGCGTGAACAACTTCAGAGAAAGCAAAGGTTCGAGCCACTGCCGCAATCTCATGCTTAGGGAACCACTCCGGAATCTTTGACCAGTAGTCCCCAATGTGTGTCTCAAGAATGGTGAAACCACGCAAAATACCCCCCACAATCTCACGTTCGCTCTGAGTTGCACTTTGCCAATCTCGAACATCACTTTCAAATTGTGCTTCTTCAGGACCCCAAAGAGAAAGGCGAGCTTTCTGATAAGTTTTGAAAAACTCAGGGTATTCAAATTCCCCGTTAAGTTTGTAGGCTTCTCGATACTGAGTGATGCTTGGCATTTAGTCGTTCTAAGCGTTTGCGTTCTTTTTCTGCGAGATATCTGTCTCGTGCAGGTTTGTGTTTTTCATGGCTCCACCACTCGGGTTGGTTCCCGTGTTTCCAAACAGCGTACCCTTTCTCACCCATTAGGTAATTTCGGTACGCTTGAACCGGGTTTGCTGGATCTTTGTACTGGTCCGGCATAGCTTGAACGAACGGTGAGTGGTCTCTCGAACTCGCCGCGTTGAAGTTTTTGTAGAGCAAGGTCCGAACTTCATCTAAGCCGAACAAAGCACCGTGGTGTTTGTTGTATCGTTCCCAGTACTCCTGAGCCATACCGAAAGCGTGCTCTACGACCCAGTGAACATTGGCTGGCGTTTCGTACAGCCACTTTGAACAAGGGTGGTGAGCGAAACCTTTCGTCCCGTAGAACAACTTTTCAGACTCCAGGAGAGCCAGTTGCCTATTGAGTCCGGGCTTCTCGATTTTCACCTCAAATGTGTTAAACGCCCAAGGTGCCAGTAACTGCAAGCTCTCAGTCGTCATTTTTACGACGAGCTTGTCAGGCAGGGATGCTCCCGCGATTTGCGGGTCTTCATGCACAGCAAAGATGTTCATTTGTTTCGAACGAAGTAGTTTAGTTTAGCGCGAAAAAGGTAAACTCTTCCGAATTTGTTTCAACCAAAGAAAAACCACCCCCGGTTATCCCGAAGGCGGTCACTCGATCTCTTGTGAAGATCTCACCAAATTCCTGGTATAACTTGCCCAGTGACTGCGTAAGACCCGAGTGCAGCGACTATTCCTATCATCGCCGCTCTCCCATTCAACGTTTCACCAAAAGTGTCCCAGGCCACCATTGGTCGGTAGTTTGAGTCTACGGAAGTCATCGGGGGCTCAATTGCAAAGTTATTGAGCCGACCCTTTTCATCAGAAGTGACTGTCATTTTGTTTGTTCCGTGTTTAAGTTTAGTGATTGCAGGAGGAGGTAAACAGCCTTGTCGCATGGTTACAGAGTGACATCCAAATTCGAGACAACTTGCTCCAAAGGAAGGGACACCTCGCCGGACTGCTGGTGCTGGCCCAAAGCAGCTAGGCCCGTGGTGAGATTTTCGTAGTCTTCACCCACGCTCTGCCCTTTTCTCTCGGCTTTTCTGCGCTTACGTTCATTCAACCACAGTTGCATGTACGCAAGGTCACCGGGAGTGTGAAGCTCAGGGTGCCTCAGAGCTTCTTTTACAAGCTTTTTCGCTTTTGTCATCGTTCAATCTCCTGAATAGTGAAGGAAGGGCAACCAAGGTGTTTGCAAAAGGTTTGCGCGATTTCTGACGAGGACCGCCCACCGCAAGTGAACACATCTACAGCTGCCTTGCCTTTTTCGGGCCACGTGTGAATCGAAATATGACTCTCCGCAAGCAAGATAATGCCTGTCAAACCTTGCGGGTCAAACTGGTGAAGGATCGGCTCGCTAAGGGCCACCAACTCGTGTTGGAGCACTGTGAGTCTGAACGCCTCTCGAAGCCGATCGATGCAGTTTAGCTTGTCGAAGTCAGCGTCGAAAATGCGAACTAGAGCATGAGTTCCAAGACTTTCCAATTCATAAATACCTCAATTATTCAGAAGTGTGCTGTTCTAAAATTTGTTTTACCCCCTCTCTTAGTTCCCTTAGAGACAGGGCACCTTGCAAGAATCCCAGGTACTTTCCCGTTGAACTCAGGAAGAGGTAAGTAGGGAAGTCTATCTCGTATGTGTCTGAGACTGCGTAGCGTTCGAGACACTGGTAGATTCGAGTCCGTGTTGCGTTCCCATTAAAGTCTCGAAGGGTGTCAAAGGGTATCTCTTGAAAAGAAACTTCGGGAAACCCCTCAAACATGGACTTGTCGAACCGGGACATCGTGTCACAGACTGGACATCCAAGGTCGAACACCTTGGTCACAACAACCGCTGCGTTAGGCTTATTTTCTGTCATTGTCCCGCCTCAAATAAAGTTTCGAAGTTCGGGACTAACCTCACGCACTTTTTTGGTGAAACGTGAAATGTGACCGTTTGTAGCCTGTTTCGTAAGCCCATACTTTTGAGCAACTTCCCCTTGTCGCATTGCCTTTCTGCCGAGTAGTCCAAATCGGTCGCAGACGATTTGTGCTCTCTTGCTGTCGAGAGAACCACAACCCTTCTTTATAATGTCTGCAATGTCCATGCGAGCAAACTCTTCCTTCAGTTCGTAAGCGTTCGGGTCTTCAAGGTTGTTCGACCAGTCTGACTGCTCTAAGGACAGCGCAAACTTGGGGTTCTTTTTCTCTTTTCTTGCAGCACCCTGAACCGCACCACGAACGTTCGGGTAGATCCACGTCATTGGGCGGATGCCCCGCCCGTTGACCCGATAGTTAAGGTCAAACGTTTTGATAGCTTTTACGATGCCAAGTAAACCCTCTTGAACAAGATCGTCGTAGATATAGTCGTGACCCATAAATTTGTACTTGTGGGCAAACTTATGAACAAGTGGGGTGAACTGCTTCAGAGTCTCGCTGACCGCTAGAGAATCTCCTCGAACTGCGCTGTAAAAGGTTTCGTCTGTGTACATGGTGTTTTTCAACTACAATAAGTATAGCGCCTCTAAGGGAAAAGGCAAAGCCGGTATCCCGGCGTTTTTAGGCGGGTATCCGCCATCCCTCACGCTTGTGAATTGTGATATTCTTCCAAAAGGTCTTTGGAAGGCAATCTTTCGTGGTTTTGCCGCATTATCCAAACGCAAGCTGCTTTCTGAGTGACCCACGCTGTGTAGAGTTGTTTCGATAGAGCTTTTAGCTCTTCAAGGTTAGTGCAAGAATCAATGTCCCTGTGAAACCTCTCCATCTCAAATGTTTGGGTTAAAGTCAGGGAGATGGCATCAGAACTCATGGTTTTCGTCAAAGTAAATAACTTGAACACGGACCTCACAAAGAAGGTCGCTTGCAATTTTGAAACTGTCGGACCACTTGGACCCGGACAGAACTGGTGCTGGGCAGATAATCTTCTTAACACCTGCCTGAGCGAGCATGCTTGCGCAAGGCGAACACGGATGGCGAGTTATGTAGGCTGTAGCCCCGAGCAGAGTGGATCCCCTGCGTGTGGCGTCGATTATCGCATTCCGTTCGGCATGAATAATCACCTTGTTCTTGTAATCCGAGTCTTTTAGGCGGTGGAGATCATCAGACAGTCCTTCAGGAAAGCCGTTGAACCCCTCGCAGATTGCCCTTTTGTCCTTAACCATTACACACCCAACTTTTCGCTTCGGGTCTTTACTCCAGGATGAAATTTCTTGGGCCCGGTGAATAAATCTTCGGTCCCACTCAGACAAAAGGGGGTTAGTGTCCGGTGTGAAATCAGCGATTGTCACCGCTTCCTGAAAGAACACCACGAGCGGCTCGAGAGGCTAACTTGTCCAAGTTCATTTGTGCGATATCTTCGAGAGAATAGTCGATTTCTGTTGCGAGTTGCGACAAGTACCAAAGCACGTCTCCAGCTTCTTTCGCAATTTGGTCTCTCTTTTCATCCGTGATAACTCCATGGTCGTCTCGAATAATCTTCTTAACTTTCTCCGCTATCTCTCCAGTTTCCCCACTCAATCCCAGAGTCGGGTACACGAAATTTGACCCTAAATTTGGGTAAACTGCGGTGGCTCGTGATTTTTCTTGGTAAGTGTTTAGATCCATTTTGTTTCAGCTTGTTGAAATGTGTTTAATTTTAGGCGGGGTTAGTAGCTAAACTCAACTTCCTCAACCTCTCCTTGCTCAGCCATTGTTCCGTAGGATTTGAAAACGAGCCCCAGGTTAAAGCGAATTGTTGTAGGGATTTTCCCCACAAACTTGGCCACACCCTTCAGTATGCTCTGCGCTGAAAGAATTTCGTAGTCGAACGTCTCAACGCTAGTCTCAGGGATAAAGACATTAAGGCTCAAGTGGCCACCCTCAGGAAGAAACTGGTAAGTGGTCTTTCCGACAACTATAGCCCCTTGGTTATCGTTCAGCTGGGAGCGCAAGGTTACTAGCAGTACCATCCACTCAACATTATTATAGTTCCCCTCAAACGGAGATAGAAGGTCGAAGGTCGAAGGTGAAACTCGGTAGCCGTAGTCAGCTTCAGACTCCGCCACCACTGCAACGTGGCTCAGATGAACTCCGTAGTGACCGGACTTTCCTCTTTTAACGAGGCTCTCGTTAAGGTAGCTGTGGGGGTCCTTGTAAGTTTGTGCCATTTGGTTCAGGATGTTCGTAAACTACGTAGCCGCCGTTTGTGACGTTTCGGAAAGGGTCGTTTGGGAGCACTTCCGCTGTATTATTGCGAATGCGGTTCTTTCGTAAACTCCCTTCATCGCCGAACTGAGGGTGCTTTCCGAGCAGGTCCCAGACGTGTCGCTTTGACTCAATGCTGAAAGACCCAAAGTAGCGGTCAACAGCGTTGTTTTCAGACCCTGATGTTGTTCTCAGGGGGTTAGCTTCTGAAAACGTTTTCTCTCGGGGCTGAGAGAGGTCGTCTCGCGACTTCACTTTACGACTCAAAGATCTCTTCAAACCGAAAGCACCCGACCCGTTACCGTACCCGCCCTGAGAGTTTATCGGAGTGGGTAGGTCGGGTTGAGACTCTTCCGGATTTTGAAAAAGTTCGTCCATCAGTTCAGAGGTAAGCGCAAGGAAGGTACGAAAGAGTTCTCGCTCACCTTGCGAACTCCAATAATATATCGAGTCGTGAAGTACTGCCCAGGTTCAGGCACCAAGTAGCCGAACTTTACAATTTGCCACAGTGACACAAGGTGGAAGGCGTAAGCAAGATTCTCTGTTCCCTCTATGAAGGTCTTCACTAGGAGGCGAGGAGTGTACAACTCACAGAGACAACTCAGTTCCTGCACCGTTCCAATCTTGTCGTACAACCCTGCGGGATCATCTGCTAAGACAAAACCCTCAGATTCCAGTTGCTCCTTGAGCCTAAGTTGCTTTTGGCATTCGTATGTAAAAGAATCCACAAGGGTTTGTTCAGAGTTTTGTATGTTCATACTTTTACCCCTTTAACCTCGTAGAGTTTTTTACGTGCGGATTCTCGGAACCTTTCAGCAACATCGGGTGAGTAGTTCTTGTCAAGAAGCCAATCGTCACAGCAATTTGTCTTAGGGTTGAGTAGTCTTTGTTTGTCCATGTCTTCCATGGATTCAACTAGCTTTTCCCCTTCCAAAACAAGTTCCTCTTGAGCGTGACGACAATTGTTCCAGTTTTCAATGACGTAGTTCGCCTCGCCACCAATCTTAAAACCATCCCTCATCACCAGCTTTTCCATTATCTCTCGAATTAGCGTCAGAGCTGTTTTGTCCTTGGTCTCTTGCCGCTGACCCGTCGTTTCGTCGAACAGAAACTCTCGTGCGAGGGAAATTGCCTTTCTCACAGATTCCCACCTTAGCTCTCGGAAACCTTGGTAGTAATGTGTCGACGGGCGCCCTGCGTTCTCCCACTCTTTTTTCATGCTCGCAGTTAAGTGTTGGCACGACGGGTCCACTCCCACAAAGTAAAGAGAACTGAGATACTCGTAGAGAACATCCGGCGTCAGCTCGGGCATGAAGCTAAGGTCTGACCCCGTTCGAACCGAGTGAGCGAACGCCATGGCATTAACGAGTGCCTGTGTGACATCGGCTTTGAATCGGATCCTTTGTCGTGTGGTCCAATAGCGCACTTCAACCTGAAGGCGATTGATGCGGGGATCAGCTACATCGTTAATGATTTCCCAGAACCTATCGGTAGCGAGGCGGAGACACCAAAGATACAACGCATCAGCACTCACACCTAGCTTATTAGCTAGGTAAGGAATGTGTGCTCGTGGGCGAAGGTCGGGAGACCCCTCTGACACTGTCCCTTTCGTGTTCTCGATGTTTTTTGTTACCTCATACTCCCTATATGTACTAATGAGCTTGATTCGATCTATGATCCCAGGGTCGAGATCGTAGGCAAACTTACTGTTCCAGTCATTGGAGTTAACCAATATGACTGTCTTTGGCCAAATTTGCTCGGCTTTTTCGAACTTTTCTTCTACTTGGAAAAGCCCATTCGTGATCAAAATCTTGGTCTCCTCAGAAGCAAGGAACTTCTTGAGAGAAGCCAAGGAGGTATCATCCTTGTATGCTATGTCACTAAGAGCAGCAGCTTTAAGGCCGAAGCGATCTTCAGTCGATTTAAATGTGTGAGTTACAAAACCGCACTTGGAAAAAGCTGCGGTCATTCCATTGAAGAGAGTCGACTTTCCTAATCCAGCATCCTTACCCACAATCACCCCCGCCATACGAGCAGTGTGATCTACAGGTTGATCCTTTCCCGGTGGCAAGTGATTTGACCTGCCGACCCCGATTCGCCCAATAATCAACCTGAGCATTTCCCGCTCTGCCTCAGGGAAGATTGAGAAAACGTCGGCTAAGGTCACCATTTGCAGAACAGGGTTGAACCAGTCTCTGTCGGGAACCCATGACCTTGGATTAGAGACAGGAACTCCACCCCACCGAGCCGCAGGGTCAAACGTATGACCGTAGCTTAACGTTTCATGAATGCTCTTGCTCATGTTTATTCTCTTCATCTTCAGCAGCCGCTCTGTGAAAGAGACGAGGTCTGAGTCTCCGGCTTTCGGTTTGTATAAGGGTTCCCAGAAAGTTCTTACATCGTCTGGGCACAAATCAGGGTGAAAACAGGATTCGATCTTCTCAAAGTCGTCGTACACTGATATGTCTTGCAAAGGGTTGAAGTCTGCCGGGTACTGAATTCCCCTTACCATTACAGGTGGCGTGGGCTTCAGAATGCGGTGCCTACAGTGATCACCTGACTCGTCAATTTCAACAACGAACCCTCTCGCCTTTAGTAGAGTAATGCCTGAGTTGTAAAGCTCGGACACTTTTGTGGGTGCTCTTTTTTTCTTCTCTTGTTTTTCCTCGCCGTCTTTCTTCGACCGGAAGGACGCTGCCTTGTTTCGCTCTTTCGCTTCGGTTAGTATTCCAATCTCTTGTTTCGTACTTCCGAGTCCCCCGGAAAAGGGATCTGCCATGTATCCTCTTGTTGTTTAGGTTTGACGGTGTAGTATAGCAAAAGACCCCAGCGGTAAGCCAGGGTCTTGTTGTCCCAAGAGTTTAACTCAGGGACTTAAATTGTTGATCAAAAATCCAGAGCAAAGCTCTCAGGGTTCTGAACAAAGTTCGGACACTTCAGTGTCACTTTTGCTGCAGCGTTGCCGTTATACTCGAAGTGCTCAAGAACCTTTAGAGTTGCGGGAGCGTCAGGAGTAATCAAGGGCTCAGCAGCAAGAATCTTCTTCATTGCGGAGTTCGGCTTGACAATCACCCAGTCGGAGACTTCGGTTTCTTGGTCTATCCACTCTCCCTCGACTTGAACGCGAACTGGTGCCACAAATGGCTCAGTCACTTTCGCTTGCAGAAAGTAGTCGGTACCGAAAGCACCACCTTCCTTGACTCGATAAGAAGTGATTGTGTATTCGCCTAAGGGTAGACTCGCGACTTTGACGAAAGGACCCACAAGACGCTGACCCACAAGACGCTCTCCCCCTGTGTTTTCACCACGCTTGGAAAGATCAGGTGCGGCATAAACCTTTTCAGCAATCGCTTCGGGATTTTCATCGAGCAAGAGTTCGAGAAGATCTGCGGGAAGTTCCTCCTTAATTTCCTTCTTCCGAATTGTGATAGGAAGAGTGTAAAGAGTGCCGTCTCCTTGTACGGACACAGAAAGAACGGGCTCGGTGTATTTACCGATCTGCTCATCCTTAAAGGCGAACTTTAGTCCTTTCGGGGCGTTAGCCACTCCGACCTTGCCAGGAGCCAACAGAAGGGGAATATCCCTATCACCCCAACGAATTACAAGGCCACCTACTTCAGTAGAGAAGATTGTGGGAGAGTAAAGACGTTGAAAGGTCCCATTCGGGTCAGCCTTCACAGTGAAGGTAGACGCTTCAGGGTCGAAATCCTCGCCAGTTAGCGCACGAAAGATGGTTGACAACCCATTGCGGTAAGACTCGGGCAGAGCCTTGTTTGGAATGTCGGTGTATGCCCGTGAGTAGCTCTTTGACTCCAACCTTGCGCGGTTTTTGTCGTCGAGTTGGGGCAGAATTTTGAATGTAGTTACAGCCATTGTGTTACTTGTGAAGAACGCGATAAACTGAGCCCTATTGCCCAGCACGTTCAACACAAGTATAGGCTTGCCCCGGACTAGTAAACTCCCGTGTTGCCCCCCTACGTTTTGCCAATGCGACGAAGATTCAACTGCCTGACCTTCTCGAACGGTAGATCAACAACACCGCTTCCGTTCACAAACTTGATGCCCAGCTCCTTTGTCAAATAATCGTACAAGCCCCGGTCGGTCACTAAAGTCTGAGAAGTTCCAAAAAGTTTTGCTAAAAGATGAAAGGAGTCTGCAGCCTCCGACTCTCTTTGTGCAACTTGTCCACTCGATGGCTCGGGGTAGGTTTGCGCAGGAGTGTTAAACCCTAGTGAACCCCAGGCGTAGTTGTGCCAACTCTCCAGAGTTCCTGTGCTTCCGACCAAGTTTTTCTCTTTGGCTTTTCCGAGCCAAGTCTCGCCGAGTGCCTTATTCATGAGATTCCCGAGGCCGTACTGACGGCTAGCTTGAATGGAAACTTCCACTCCACCATCCGTCTGAGTGTACTCAATACCATTAACAATCCAGTCTTCTATGAAAGTTCCACTGAAGTTTGGTATAAATAAGACATCGTTCGGCTTCACACCGGTAAGGGCAGGACACATAAAAACTGAGGCGCTTAGCTTGGAACTGCGCTCTTGCTGTATCTCAAGTTTTCGCTTCTCTCCGTCTTGATTTTCCTTTAGGCGCACTCCGGGCCTAGCACGAGAGTTGGCCGTGTTTCCGGCCCCACTTTTGCTCTGGGACTGTTGAGCCGCCACTGCTTGCTGGCTCTGCGGAGTTGTCGTCGCAGGTTGCCCCTGTGTTCCCGGTTGCGCAGGCTGAACCTTTTCTTGCGTGCTTTCCAAGCTTGTTTGAGTCTTTTGAGGGGGCTGCCACTCAGACGTTTTTGTAATTGTGTTTATGATCCCTGGGCCAAGGAAGTACCCGTACCGAACAGTGGGGTCGGGGAACTGACTCTGCGGTGCGAGTTCCTCTACTGTGGTCTTATCTGACAAGTACGGCCCCAGCACCACGCAACTTGCAGAAAGTTTTTGAGAAGTTCCCGGAGAAACAATGTTCGTCGCCATAACGAGCCCACCAGTTTGCTCAACGAGGTTTTTCACGCTGTCGAGGTAGTTGGACCCCTCGGAATAGTTTGACAGAACTTTCGTTGTTTTCAGACTTTCTTGCATCTGCTTCGTGACTTTCACAAGGTCGTACTTTTCGACCCCGAACGTGTAGTCAAGCTGCGATAAGTTTGCAAGAGGTGACGTTCCCTGGTCGCTAGCTTGCGCCGTACTCTTTATATTCGCATTCACGAGTCCGTCGAGTTCAGACGCGAGTTTCACTTCCAGCGACATTTCCTTCCCATATACCTCTGTCTGTCCAGACCAAACGAACGAAAAAGTGATGGAACGTCCATTCAAGTAGTAGTACCGGACTGTAATTGTGCGGTTGAGTGCAGTTTCTAGCAGTTTTTCGTAGACGCTGAACGCGGCGCCAGTCGGATTCCATCTCATTGAGCCAGTCGGGGTCTGCCCTGAGTCTTGTAAAGACACCCTCACATTGTACACCAGTGGCTGGTTCGTCAGCCCCGTTGTGCTACCGTCGAAGTTGTGGTTCATCAGGTTCACGTCCCCCCAAACAACCTCGCAGCGGGGGATTATCAAACTGTTTGCCATATTAGTGGTTCCTAAGTTCGTCCACAACCATTCCAATTCGCATAGCGACTAAGGAAGCGAGTTCCTCTGGGTCTTGATTCGGCTGTTGATAAATTGTTATTGGGGCGTGAATCGTTGAGCTACCGAACCCTTCAGACGTGTTTGAGGTGATCGAAGTGACTTTCGCCGACGGTGGCATCATTTTTCTCTCCCAAGACTCGGCTTCCTTTTGGTTGGAGAAGAACGCAGGGGTCCCCTTCCCGAGAGCGTACGCTACGTGAACATGATCCATGTGGTTTGGAATTGTCCACGGAACCTTCACACCGTTTTTAATGCTGAAGCCCAAGGGTGTGTAGTAAAGCTCTGCCATTCTTCCCCCCGAAGTAGAGGCCAGTCGCTGAGCATAGGCGAGCATCGCGCCAGGTGAGCCCGCTACATCAATAGCTCGTCCGGCGTAATGATACGACCCAGGGGCGTGTTTCCCTCCCGTTGTTGAGGTTATCGTGAGTCCTAGATTTTGTGCCAGCGAACTTGCCGCCCCCAAACTCCCGGACATCATTCCGAGTGCTCCCCCAAACATTCCCCCAGCGGAGGATGCAATTTGAGAGATTTGCTTTCCTATTGCTGAGAACATTGATGCTGTTTGGTTTTGGTTGCTATTCAGCTGTTCCTGAACCTTAGAGAACATGTTATTATTATGCTCCTGAGCTTTAGATAAGGCCGATCCAAGACTGTTTATTTGAGTTTGAGACTCAATAACTTGGCCGGAAACTTTGAACAATCCCTCTGTAAATCTCTTACCGTTTTCGGTGTACACTTGGTTGTTCTCGTTCATTGTGGTCGTGAGCTGACCGAATCCCTCTTTGAGAGTTTCCATGAAAGAGCCCACTCCAAGACCACCCGCAGCAGGTATAACCGTTTCACTGCTGTTTGCTATTACAAGACTGGAACTCGGTGGTTTGTTTGCCATTTCAAAGTCTATGGCTTGGCTCAAGCTCCCGGAGAAAGGGTTTGCGCTCCCAAACGCGGATGCCTTTGCCTTCGGAGCTCTTGCAGAAGACGCACCGGCAGCAGGTCTCGGAGACGCTTTGCTACTCCCTGGCACACGGTCACTGATCCAGCCCCCTATATTAACCGCAATATCATTAATCTTACTTCCGATTGCCCTGAAAAGATTTCCGATTGCACCCACGATTATGCCACCTAAGCCCACGACGCTTTCCGCAGCTCCGATGAGAGTTTCAATTATTCCGCTAAAGATTTTTTTAACGCCCTGAACTATCAATTGCTGATTTCCCGTGAATATGCCCACGAGTAAATCCCAAATCCCTGTGAAGAAATTCGTAAGTCCCCTAAGTATGTCACCCAGGCCCCCCAAGAACAGTCCGGCTGCCGAAGCGACCCAGTTTGTGCTCTCGGATAGTTTGGCCCCCGTGTCCTTCAGCCAATCCGCGAGCATTCGCAACGGACCTTCGAAAATTACAAAACCCGCTACGAGCGCCACAATGGGTAAGGCAAACCCTGCCACACCCGCCAGAGCACCTCCCGCCAAGCCAGCAAAAACACCCATGAGCATGTTGCCGAATCCCATAATTGCGAGGGGAACCACCCCCGCTATTACAGCACTGATGAAAGCTGGGGCAGCCAATAACAGAAAAACCTTTCCTAGGGCGTCGCCGAGCGGTGTAACACCTTGGAGTGCGTTGCCATCGTTGAACAACATCTTGAGAACAATGTCCTTAAAGGTGTCGAGTACAATTTTCATGTACCGTTCACCGTTCACTTCCCCGCCCTTAAAGCCCTTCATGAAGTCCGACAGGAACTTTTGTATACCCGTTCCAACATCTTTCCCTGCCTGTTCTGGGTTGAAATAACTCGCAAGTGCCTTAAAAGTCTCGGCTAAGCCCCGTCCGAGCGCCTCAGCTAGGCTCTTCTTTCCTGCAGAAATTTCAGACCCCAAGTTCTCAAAGTTGTCTTGTAGTTCCGTCAAAGGTCTCGCAAGTGCGCCAATAATTGAGTTAACGGGTCCTATCAAAAGGTTCCCCGCCGAGTTCATCATGTTAGCAAAACTTTGCAACAGAGGCCCGAATTGAGTCGCTATTACTTCGATCGGAGAGTCTGCCGACTTGTAGAAGTCATCGAGGTTTTTTATGAATCGGACTCTGTTGTTCTTCTGCTGTTCCTCAATCTTCTGTATCTCAGATTCTTTCTTGCCTTGTTTCGCAAGAGCGTCTAAAACTTCCTTGTTTCGCCTGTCATACTTCGCTATTTGCTTATCTCTCGCCCCACTTGATGCCATCATTGCTAGGGTCTTCTCCCCCTGTTTGTTAATGTCTGCTGTTAATGTGATAATACCGGACGGACCGAGAAAGGTGTCGTTTACGGACTGCATACCACCTGCAATCGTATTCTTAGCTTCTTCAAGAGCAGCCTCAGGCATTGCGATCGAGAAACCGTAACTGGCCGCCTTAATTCTCCCTTCGACGGTGTTGCCGAACTTTTTAAGACCCTCTTTGAGGGATGAGACGAGGATCGGGTTATTTTCAAAGACGGATAATTGTCTGTTGATTGTCCCCGATCCAAGGAACTGTGTGACCCCCATAGCAGCCTGGGGTGCGTACGCCGGACTAGTAATTACAGATCCGATTTGGGAGTACAAGATAGCGAGTTTCTTGCCAACGCCGTTTTCTCCCCCCATCACTTCATTTAGTTTCTCCCTACTCACGATCGAAAGGTCTGTGATGCCTTTCTCCTTCAACATTACGGGAAGTAAGTTGTCGCCGAGCTGTCTCGATAGTACTTGAATGGTTTGGGAGCTTACTGTACTTGTACGAATAATCTCGTTAATCGCGCTATCCATGGAGCGACTAATGTTTTTCGTCTGCAGGTACATGTCGTTCGAAGCGTCCTTCAATGCCTGACCCTCTTTGCCGGCCAGCCCCTGTTTGAACATTCCCTCTTTATTTAGGGACCCAAACAGGGAACCACGAGCCATGACATCCCCGAGTTGGTCTTGAACTGCCTCAGAGTATCTCTTTCCTATGAACCCTATACCCTGCTGAAGGATGTTTACTGCGGAAGAGGCCCCCGCTGTTAAAGCATTCGCAAACCCTTCTCCTACTTTTATAAGTGCGTTTGCCTCGAGAATTTTTCCCAGAATCTTTGCATCTTCCTGCGCCGCCTTTAACCCAGACTTATCGATGGGAAGCCCTTTCTTCGACACCGAGTCAAGGTCTTTGCCAAGCATCTGAACTTCTTCGCGAGCTGCTTGAATACCGGATTTGTCGAACTTAAACTGAAGCTTGTTCAGAGTCTTCATTTCATTCTGAAGAGTCTTCAGCTCTGAGTTAGCCGCCTTAAATCCGTCTCGCAAAGATGCCGCAGCATTATCCTTGCTGAGGGGTTTGCTCAGCTTCTGAAACTCTTTATTTAGATCCTTTAGCTTCTTGGAAATTTGATCATCAAACTTACCAATCAGTGTAAAGGTCTTATTCTCCGCCATTCTCTTGTCTCGTGCGGTAATAGCCGGGTGTTAATAGACTTTACCCCGTAGCACTAAAACTGCCCTTGACCCCGAGGCAATGTCTTTCTAACCTCAACCCCATTGTTAGTGTAACTCACGGTACTCTCTCCCTTTTTATTCACATTGACTCTCACATTTGTTGCTCCGGAGGGTACACCGGGAATTTTTGTTGTCGGCGAAACATTTTGACTTGTTTGTCCAGCCACGCCACCCCCACGAGACGAGTTGGTCTGCTGCTGATTTACAACTACTGGACGAGTCGACAGAACACTCGCTACGGCACCCAAATTTGATGTGGTCCCGGAAACTGTTTTGCTTGCTATGTCTCTCCCATCATCAACTTGGTACGAGGGAACTTGTGAAAAGGAAATGTCAACCTTGGCACGTGTTGCAAGGCCAGTCAAGTCTCTCATTTCCTCCTTCACCTTCACTTCCTTGATAAGGAAGCACCCACCATCAACATCACCATATCTCTTATTATTTGCATAGACCCAATACACGGGCACCTTAACGTAGCCGTTTTGCGTGTCCAGTGTGAAACTCAGGAGTTTTTCCAAGTCAGAAACCTTCCCTTCAATGGTCTTCCCCCTTGTGAAACCCTCCACAAGAGCGTTTGACATGCTTAGTTCCCTCATTCCCCGGCTGCCCGATATCACGGGTGGCAGGTTTGTGCCGAAAATTGGAACTCTATCCACCTGAACGGCGGTTGACCAGGAAATTTCTTCAGGTGCGCAGATAAAGTTCCACACTGAGGACTGTTGTGAATCTTGAGAGAAGGGTTGTCCTACTGTGGAACTTGTGAGAATCTGTGGTACTGTGGATATTGCCTTAAATGCGTCAGGGCTGCCAAACGGCACACCACTAAAGGATCCTGCTAAACTGGCTTGTTTTGTCAAGTCTCCGAGAACAGCTCCAGAGGCACTCTGGAATGCTGCCGAGTAGTCTGCCTTCGGTGTTGGGGGCAGCCCCCCTGAAGACGGGACACTTTGCCCTGCCGGGATGGATGTTTGAACGCCACTTCCACCCTTGCCTGACACCTGATCCGTAACTTCTGCTTGGGCTCCGGATACTGCGGGCTTAATTGAAAACACCACGTCAGCACCGTTTGATCCAGGGTTGTAGGCGTACCCTTGGTAATCCGCGTCTGGCTCGTTTCCCGCCCCAGGAAAGAACTTAGTTGGGCTACTTACTGTTGCCGGGAATAATGTACCCAGCAGGTCTCTCGACAGGTTACTAACCGCGTTTCCTGCAAAGTCTTGAACCAACGACCCTAAGGGGCCAAGGGCTTTTGAGTTAACGATAGAGGCCGTTAGGGACTGAGATATGGCTTGACTACCGGTTGAAATTAGCCCCGGTGTTACTGCCGAACTCAACAGCGAAGTGAGTGACTGCGGGCTCAACCCTGCGGTGCTCGCCCACTGGTCCGACAATTTGGGGCTCAAGGCCACCCTAACCGCTGAAGACGCGATATTGTTTATTAAACCTCCCGCAACACTGTTCACAAGGGAGTTTGAGCTTACTGAGATTGTAGGAATGACTCCGGAAAAAGCCATTATTTCCACCCCTGGCTACGGGTTTTCTTCACGCTAGTGTTCTTCTTATCGTCCCTCTTCACATCTTTCACAATTTGTGGAATTGCGTCGAGCGATGACTCATCTAGGCGGTATGTGCAAATCCACCCTTGCTCAGTCGGCGCAATCTCAAAGTTGAAACGGTGACTGTCGTACTGAAAAGTTCCTGCGAACGTTCCGTCGTCTACTTGCAAAAAGTCGTTCGAACTTGACGGGTACTTGCCCTTAGCATCACGAATGTTGTTTACTGAATCTCCGAAAACACTCTCAATAACGCTTGTAAGTACCCTCTCAACTTTTTCCGCAGTCCCCAGATTATCCTCAACGAAGTTGTCTAAGGTAATAGAAGGATCGCTTGAACTATCCCATAGCTTCTCAGGGTGTATACTCTCTATGGACTCTGCAGACGGCCAGTGGTCAGGGTTCACCTTTTGTAGCATTTCCAAGGTCTCGTCAACTTCTTCAGTGCTCAAGTCCCCTACTCCCTCAACCTTTGAAAGTGCAGAGACTAGTGAAACGTCTCCATCGGCGAATTCGTGGGCAAAGTTATCCAGGTAACCCTGAGGAATGCTTGCAGCATTTCCCCCGCACGCTTCGAGAAGAAGGTGAGCCATTGAACTACAATGGGCGAAGTAGGATAAGTCGGACTGCATCCCGGCACAATCATTCCCCCTAGTTTTACCCGTTTTACCGCCCTAAAGTCTCGTTGGTGAATCTAAACCCACCTTAGCAAACTGAATTAGGGTCTGATCAAAGTGGTCACTCCGAAGGTTAACTCCGGGTTCATTTAAGCATTCTACAAGGTTTTCATACCATGGGGCGTCCTTTTCTATATTGTAGTCAAGGTTGGGTTCTGTCAAATCGAATAAGGATTTTGGGCTGCCTGGTGGCAAATTATCTCCCATGTCACCAAATTTAACTTTCCAGTCGGCAAGATTTTTGGGGTGGTCTAAGTCGAAACCCATCCTCCATTTAGTATGCTCAATTACACCTGCATTATCTACAAGTCTTGCTTGAATTTTCTCTTTTGGGAAGGGGACACGAGTGTTTGCGAAATACACTCCAATGTCTTCATCTACAAGTTGAGACCAATCTCTGTCTAGGGTGGATAGCAAAATTTGCCGGTCTCTTACAACAGACCCTGGCTCGCTATCTCGAGAAAGCCGATAAACGGCCCCGGCAATATCATCGGCTTCAAAGCCCTCCTGAGAGAACACCGGATAGTACTTGTTGACGTACTCCCACCCTATGTCAAAGATGCGCCAAAACGTATCTGTCTTGTCCCCCCGAGTACCTTTGTAATTAGTTGGAATTTCTGATATGTCTTTTCCTTTCTTCTCGGCATATTCTACCCATGCAGTCTGAACTTCGGCGGACTCATTCATGGCCCGGTCGCGCCAGTAGTTCCCTGTGTCTTTGAACCGACTATCTGCAACCACTACTATACGGTAGGGGTGCCTCGGGAGCATGTCTGGCCCCCGATTAATTTTTAGGGCCCAACACCCTTTTATCAGCTTGTCCTCTACATCCTTATTTACAGACCCCTCAACTTTATCTTCGAACCACCGTTTAACGTCGTGTAAATAAACGTGGAAATCAACAACTACGAGCGGGGCAGGGTTACTATCGAGCTTAAAGTAGGACTCTAATTTTGGTCTTGGCGTTTCATTTTCATTCATATAATCCAGCGGTAGCACCCTTATTCTAGGGTCTACCGCTATTCGTAAACTATATTATTTTGGGCATAGGTAAGTCTATGTAGTATGCTGGAAGGCCAACTTCTTCCTCGGAAAATCGTGAGTCAGATAAACTGTGCCATTCACCTGATTTGAAGAGCCACACGTCACAATTTGACACTTGAAAGTCCCCACTCCTATCAGAGAATGCGACCCAGTATTCTTTGTCGACCGGGGGGGAATCCTCCGCAATCTTCCAGAATCCTTTTGCGAGTTGATTGTTCATGTCGTGGGTAATTGTTCTCTTAAGAGCTCGATTGTGGCCTTCAGCTTTAGAATCTCACGAGCTTTCTCGTCTTCAGCGTATAAGGGCTTTTGTGTCTTCTCATCGAACAGGGAGCGATAGATGGTAGGAAACTGTGTTGAAAAGATTGTTCGAACCGCCCTTGCTAATTCAACGTGCTCCCACTGCGCCACTCCCTCATCGTCTCTCACTCCGATGTAATGAATGAAGGAGCGAACGCTTCCCTTAAGATACATGCGAGTGTAAACCCCTTCTGGTAACACAAATCGGGCCATCTCTTTTGCGATGCCCTTGTCCAGAAGGTTTGTGTAGGACTGGAGCGCTGCTTTATACGCAAACTCAAACTCAGCCAACATAAAGTCTGTGAGGCTGGGGTCCTCGACTACAAAACTGTTTTGTCGGTTCTTGGTGTCTTGCAACCGCGCCTGTTCAGGCATGTAGAAGAGATCCTTGAATGTCGGTAAGTCTTCCGTGTGCTTACGCATCATTTCTTGGTTTTCGTACCGCCCCGAAAACTGCTGAAACTTGAACGAACTATGTCTAAGTACCTGGACAGAAATTGCAAGCGGTGTTACAACTTCCACAGTGAGGTCGGCCTGGTCAAACACACTCCAGTGACCCTCTTTCGCACAGTACTTGAGCAGATGCTCAATTTTAGGATTGCTCTGGTCTTTGCTCGTTACTCGTGCGATGTATGCTATCAGCTCTTCCCCTTGGGGAGTGGTGCTTACAAGGCGAGATTTGCTAGAGCCTTCGATGAACCACGGATTGTTATTCTCCATGTCAAGAAGCTCCCTGTGAGGTTAGACGGGCTTCGAGTCTATCAACAACCCCCGCGACAATCTCAGCCATAGTGGCTACGGCAGTGGAGTCATTGATCTTAATAACAGGGTCTTGAACACTGAAAACAGGGTGTTTCACGGGCTCTTTCCCCCTTTGTGACTCTTCACCCGAGGACAATGCAAGAAACTCGTCGTAGTCTAACGGGTAGCCTATTGCTCTCAAGAACCGCTCAAAATTCTCAATCATTTCGCTAAGGTCCGCCTCAGACGAAAACTGTATAGATACTCGTGGGTCGGATGGATCTTCGGCGTCAATGAAAGCTGGGAACCCCTCGGTGGGGGGCTCGTAAAGGAAGGTAATTGTACCAAACATTGTGTTCAAAAGTCGAGAGAAATTTCGTCAGAGCTTAACGTGGCGAGATCTAAGCCTTTCGCCATGAGATCCATGATACGGACGGTAGATATGCAATCTGCAAGAGCGTCGTGTGCTGGCATTCCAGACAAGTTTGGAAGTTTCTGCCATCGTACACTGCCCTTGCTTTCGTTCCACTCACCCTTCCACTCTGAGTACCTGTCCATGCAACAACTCGCCCCCGAAAATTTGGGAACCACCATGTTGTATTTCTTGTACAAATGTACTAAGAGGGCGATGTCAAAATCTGCGTTGTACGCAACAACGTGCTTACCATCCAGGATGAAAGATATTAGCTTTGCAACCTGAGGGAAGACAGGGCTCTCACTGACCATGTCGTTGGATATGCCGTGTATCCCAACTAGCTGGTCACTCATTGGCTGAGCGGGTTTTATCAGCATGGAAAACAACGGTCGCATAGCGGTGTTTGTTACAGTAAGCTGAACAATTTCCGTCGTAGGGTCGTTTCTCAGAATTCCCGTGGTTTCGCAGTCGATAACCACGGTTTTTGTATCAGCAAGGCGCTCTTTCGCCCACTCTGACGATTTTCGCTTGAGCTCTTTGAACTCTAACTCTGTTGGTTTCACTGTCTAGGTAAGTTTTTTAAGGCGGAGTCGTCCGCTTCAGCGTCATTGTAGGTTGCCCCCACGGGCAGTAAACCCTGGGCGTCACGGTACTCTCTCTCGATCCTTTCGTGCCATTCTATTACCTTCGTGAAGGCAACGATTAGGTCAGTTGCGTAACCTCGAACCCGTTCTCGGTCCCCCGGCCCGTCTTGTAAAACGAACTCAAAAAAAGTACGTCCTTCGTGGTCGTGACTTTCGATTTCAATTTTCATAGTTTTCAGTAAGAGCTACTGGGAGAATCCCATAATCTTCGAGTCCAAACATGCCCCTGTCAATTGACTTCCCCCCCATTCGAGTGTATGAGTAAATTTTTCCGGTGAAGCGCACACGTTCGTTCTTCCGGGGTACGCCTCCCGCCATCTTAAATTGCCTTTTCAAGACCCACAAATGGTCAAGGTATATAGATTCTCCCAGGGGCAAAGGAGTTACAAAGACGTTCACAAGGCATAGCGAATCGAGATCTTTTCTTTTACCGTGGGGGCGAAACTCTTTGACTCTGCCTGAGCAATCAACCTCGGTTCCCAGTAGGTACTTCAGATCATCTCGCTGCCGTACTACTGAGGTTTTATCTGTCACATTTAGTGAGTTGTTTCTACTTGGAGTTTAGCGCTGTCAAGCGAAGGGTAAAGCTTCTTACACGAACCCACTCGATGAGCGACACACTCGGCAAACAAACATTCGGACTAACCAAAAAAGACTACACCGACAAACTAAGTAGAATTATAGAGAACCACCGAGTAAATTCCCAGCTTATTGGTGAACCGAAGGAGTTTGTTTTAAGGTCGTGCCGAGTCACACCTACGTGGGAAAAGTTGTCTACAGACCCTGAAGTTAAGCTCTATCTTAGGAATGTAGATATCGCCGGGGGCATGAGAGTGAAAATGCTAAGCCTCGAAAGAGGCGGCTCCAAGCAACCTGTGCCCAAGAAGAAACTTATCGACTTTTTGTATCCTCCAAAGAAAATCGCAACCAGCGCAAGCTCAGAGGAGAAGCATTTTAATGCGGTAAAAGCAGCCATGAGGAGCGGTGTGTCTCAACAGCTGAAGGACTTTCGAGACTCTGTGAATCTTCCGGCAACTTGCTACCTAACGGGAAAGAATCTAAGGAGGGGCATGAAGACAGACGTGGACCATGTGGGTTTGTCTTTTGCTGAAATTGCAGACTCGTTCGTTAAACTAAACTCGTTGACCTACGTGGATATTTTCCTGGTGGGCCCACCCACGGCGAAGGAGTTTAAGGACAAAGCCCTGTGGAAAGAGTGGAAAAGCTATCACCTTGCAAAGGCTAATTTCTCTTTGGTGTGCTCCTCGGCTAATCGGTCTAAGGGGTGCGAGGGTTATAAAACTTCTGAGGAAGTTCTTGGATCTTTCTCCAAATGTGACGCGGAAGATCTTTCCCTGGACTTTTAAGGGGGTCTGGCTAACTCGGCACTTTGAACGCCCACGTAGACGAGCAATAAGGGCTATTACACCTTTTGTGTGTACAACACAACTTTCAAACACGCCCCCGCAACTGTACTTCCTACACGAGTTATCAAGAAGGTCACTAGGGATCCCGCCGCTATGGTGAACCCCCCAGTTGTAAAAGCTGTTGAGAATGCCCCAGGCGTAGCTGTCGAGTTTGTGGACCCAATTGCAATCGTTGGTAGAGTTGTGTATACTGAGACGCCGTTAACCCTGATGTCAAACTGCAAGGAAGCACCCGCAGGTGGTGTCCCAACCGCCCAGACCGGAAGACTTGTAAGCACCGTGGCCCTGGGCCAGTACGGGAGTTTTAGGCGTGTTCCAACTGTTAAGTTGGATGTCTCATCGCTAAGGCTGAATAGTTCGTCTGTTTGAGATGCCAGGCTTAGTCTTTGCTCGGACGAGAGCCAGCTAGTTCCGCTCCAAACCTTAAAATTTTCTGCGACAGTGTCGTACCAAAGCTCTCCCAAGCATAGGCCCAGGAAGTATGGGGCTGAAACACCAAAGTTTGGTGGTTCTGGCCCAACATGACACGGGCCAACTTTTATAAGGTTGCCTTCAATGTCTGCAAAGTACAAACCCGGCTCTTCAGTACCTATGTTCGCAGCCAGCTGCCCGTCCTGCAAAGTAATTGGGTCAGGTCTTTTCTTCTCGTCGGTACTTCGCAGAACCAGGGTGGTTTGAGACATACTCTCCTTGGGGTTTTCGACTCTTATTGTAAGTTATACCCTTTGGGGGGGGGGGGCCACGGGGCAGTGTTAGCTAAAGCCTACCGGCCATATTTGACCTGTGGATCTTAGTACAACTTGAAGAGCGGCGACAACAACTGGATCAAATCCGGCGGTTACAAAGTTGATGCCCCCGGCGTTTCCAATATTGGGTGTCACGGGGTTAACCCCGCTAATTTGTGTGGTAAATCCTGCTGGAGATACTGATGATTGGGGACCAAGTTCTCGTAGGAGAATAATTGACCCCGCAGTAGATCCGCTATCCCATAATCCTCCGGATATACTCTGTGCTGTGGTTATGCTCATCCTACTGTACGGGCGAGGAATACGGGGTTGCTAGTGATCGAGTTGGTGGTTCCGGCGTTGTGGAATGTTAGTATTTCATATTCTTCTACGCCAGCACTTACTGTTGCATTGTCTTGTATTGCCAAGATGTTGCTATTTTTGATAGACGAGATGCCGAAGTCTACCGGTAGATCTGTTGCATGAATACTCGTGAGTCGAATTCCGTTGAAAACTGGATTAAAATTAGAACCTGCACTTGGATTGGCGGCTGTTGTCCAACCGGGAAGTACAAACCCACTATTCGGGAAAGATGAGCTGTTACTTGTTCCAAAATTAGTTGGAATACTATAAATACTACAATTTATCTCGGAAACAGAGCCTCCGCCTGCGCTAGAGTTGTTTAGACTGGAACCAAGAAGAAGCTCCCTTCTATTACGGTGAACGGATCGGACCTCAACTGCTCTACCGGCTGTGTCAATACGAAATAACCCACTATGGTAACCTAAATTTAGGTCGTAAAACGCCCTAAAGGTTGTAGCCGGGGGGTCGATTGTAACGGTAATATAAGATGTACCTGTACGAAAAACAAAAAAGCTTCTACCACTTGACGTGTAACGAGTAATAGAGAAGCTGATTGAGGTGGATATTGTTAATAGTGAAAATGCACCCCCGAGTCCCGCTGTATTAGTATCATGCCAATCAACGTACTGCGTACCAGCGCCACCAACACCCGCTGGAATCTTGGCTGTCGTGTTCCATCCAGTGCTAGTCCTAACCCAAATTCCGGTTCCATCAAATGTGAACCAGTAATAAGTTTTCCCATAAGTTTTAGAACCATCGTATATAATCTCTAAAACTCGGTGCTCTCTACCTCCAGATGTAAAAGAATCATGCCAGACTGCCATTAACCCGGCGCCAATAAAGGCATCTCGTACTACATCTGTGACTTGAATGATTGTCCAAGGCGCAACGGCGGCAAGTGGTTGTTTCGTAACGGCCATAATTGTTAGTCCTCCTGAGGATGAGTTGTTGTGGTTAAGGTTATTGCGCTTGACCCTACGCTACGTTTAATGAGTCTAACGTAAACAAGGCCGTTTGAGTCCCCTTGTAGAAGCGGAACAGGGTTTTGAATAATTGTTTCAGGTGTCAAGGTTGTTACATTTTCCGAGTAGGGCTTGTTGTCTCCGAGGTTTATAATAGACTGCATAGTACCGCCTGGCTCTAATCGGGGGTCTGCTGATCTTTGTGCGCTTGACCGGTACATTCGAATCCAAGCTGGTTCAGACACTTGAACGGCGACTAACTCTGAAAGCCTGCCCAGTCCAAGTGTGAAGTCTTCCGTGTCTCCCTGCCCGCTCAAAACACTGGTAGTGTAAGTAGTGTTTACACGTAGGGATCCTACGGGGCCTGTCGCCCCGACAGCTCCTGTGGCCCCTGTGGCCCCAGGCACCCCAACCCCAGATGCACCGGTGGCACCCACAGCCCCAGTTGCCCCAGTCACACCTGCACCGGTGGCACCCACAGCCCCAGTTGCCCCCGTCGCGCCAGAAGTTCCCACTCCAGTTGCCCCAGTCACACCTGCACCGGTGGCACCCACAGCCCCAGTTGCCCCCGTCGCGCCAGAAGTTCCCACTCCAGTCGCCCCGGTAACTCCCGCACCCGTTGCCCCGATCGGACCCGTCGCGCCAGAAGTTCCCACTCCAGTCGCCCCGGTAACTCCCACTCCAGTCGCCCCGATCGGACCCGTCGCACCCGTCGCACCATTTGCGCCAGAAGCCCCCACACCTGTAGGACCAGCGGCACCAGTGGCCCCTGCAGGCCCCGTCGCCCCAATTGTTCCTGGGGATGTCCCCCCGCCTTGTATGGCGAGCCATACGTACCCGTCCCAGATATTGAGTGACCCCTCGGTTGTGTCATACCACATTTCCCCGACACAGTTTCCACTGAAATACGAGGAGGGTACGCCGAAGTTCGGAGGCTCAGGACCCACGTGACACGGACCGATCTTTCGAAGATTACCGTCAGTGTCTGCGAAGTATAAACCAGGCTCTGCCGGGTCAATGTTCACAGCCAATTGGCCCTGGGAGAGAATCGCAGGGTTAGGGCGTTTCTGTTCTTCTAGACTCCTTAAAATTTGTATTTTTGTGATCATGGCCTAAGCGGAGGGGGAAATGGGCCAAGAGTGAAACTCCATACTATTGCAATAGTCGCTTAATGAAACTAAGTCCCCCTTTTCGGATGTTAGCCTTCGCTTAACCTTTGATTCTTCTCTCACAGCTTCTCTCCAAGTACCCCAATCTTCAGGGATGTCCCCCCCCGTCTCAGACTGACGAACTACCATCCAATCGGAGGGTTGTAGTAGAGAATAAGTTCTCTCTCTTATTACGTTTGCTACATAGTTTTGTGCGTCAGGCAGAGACAAGTCAATTGGAAAAACCGACCACACATACTCAGCAGAGCCGTCCCAGTAAAGAGATGTGTTTAAGCAGGGCTGATCCGTGGGTGGTTTCTCAGTTGAGTCACTTGGTTGGGGCCAACCTTTTTCAGTCACTACAATTTTCCTGCCCACTGGCGGAACGGTGCTGTAAAAGGTTTTAGGATTTTGCTTACAGATAATTATCTCTTCAGCTTCTGTGATCAGAAATTCCCAAGGCTCAATACTCTCTATGACTTCTACGTGGGGTGTAACCCCCTTGTACTCTACAGTTCCCTCTAAACTTTCGGTGTCAAACTGTATAGCGTGTATGGTGGGATCAACGGAAGTCATGTCAACTTCCGAGGCTACGCTACCGTTGAGAACTACTACTCTATCAATTGGGATGATTGTAATCTGAGACATTTTGTTAAGGTTATAAGGGACTTTACCCTGGTGAGAGCTCTTTCAGGTCCACAGGTTGAATTGAGTCTCTACGTGGGTACCCCTGAGAAGCTTGTAACAGAATCGTATTTAGCAGATCCGATCTTTCCACTGACTCATTTCGGAAACTTTGAACAGACGCGGAGGTTTGCCTTTGCTGATGGGAATTTTCGATTAGAAGGATCGGGAGAAGGTTCACGGCGCATTGCCATTCAGCTACTTCAAGACCCGTGTTCGGGTTTACACCCCTCGCTTGGCAGTACCAAGCACATTTGTTTTCAATGCAGTTTTTTCGAATTAGTGGGCAATAGTTTCCTTTTTTCATGACTTATGCAAGGGTTACTAAGTTAAATTAAGACTTTGTTGCTACAATGAAATCAACGTATTTCACATTAAAATTCATACCCGACATCGAGTAGGAGGGGTTGTTGAAAGCGTGGGAGTGGGGAGAGCTAGACCCGGTAGAACCCGTGGTCCCCGATGTAGAGGATAGGGGGGAAGACACAGCATTGAAGTTTGTCCCCCCTGCCCCTCCATTACCCTGCTCGGACCAGTAGGAGTAGGAGTGTGTGTGGGAGGGGATCTCACTTGTCACTAGAGAGTGGCCACTAACCGACCCGCCGACAGACAAGCTGATTGAGCTACTGCGTGATGAAGTGAATACCGTATCAAAGTTGGTGGAACCCCCGGTCCCCCCCCCTGAAGAGCTTACAATCCGAATTGCTGCGTTGTTGAAGGCAGGGGAAGACACTGTTACCCACCCTGTAGGTGGTGAAGCATTATGGAATGCCATACTGGTCCCGGCGGAAAAACCTACACTCGTAATGGCAGACAAAGTCACTATCCCCGGTAAAGTTTCTGTCGCTGTTCTAAAGTTCGTGTACCACTCCGGGGAAAATAGCGGAGCACCCGAAACAGAGCACCCCGAAGTGAACTCAAGGGTAGTTGTTACGTTTAGATTATCAACAGTAAGCTGAGGGTAGTAGGTTGGAATGTCAACTCCAGCGAAAGGATTACCAATATCAGATATACTAGTGGTATCACCAGTGCTTAGATCGGTTAACCCTGCAGCAGTTACAAAATAACCTTCCTGGTTAAAACCTGTAGCGTACACTCTTCCGCCGAGCTGGTTAGTGAAGTAGTATGTGAATTGGTTCTGTGGTGAAAGGTCTCCCTGGTACTCTGGTAGTGCTTTTGTATAGTTAAGAAAGCCAGCCCACTCCCAAGCATGGCCGAAAACACGTAACACAGACGGGCGTCTAAACTCAATGGGCCAATTTGCGAGTAAGTTTGCAGCACCGTCCGGGGTAAATCCCTTCATGTCCGAGTTGGAGCCTGGGTTCAGGTCCCGGTCAACAGTGGCCACCGGTAGTAGGATTGAAGTGGCTTGCACTCCTGTAAAGCCAATTCCATGTAAGAACTCGTATACACCTCTGTAGTCTGTAGAAGTTCTGTACTGTGCCGAAATCGCACTGTCGGTCGACCAGCAAGTTGTCAGATTGTATCCGCAATTTACGGACGGCTGAACACCGTCTGTGTCATTGTCAAAGTAAATTACCGGTGCTACATTCGTGTAAAAGTCGTAGGCGTTGAAGTCCGACGGCATGTGAACATACGACTGACTCCATTTCTCCGTGTCGAAAGACGTATCTGAGTTTTTAACTACACATGTGAAGTGCTTATTTTGGTACTTTACAGTTTCACCGGGTCGGTAGTACCCCCCAGATGTCCAAGCGTTCGATGGGTTTGCCCTTTGAAGAATGATCTGGGCTTTCTTAACAACCGGGTCTGACCCAATCGGTATGGGGCCTGACTTGTTGATAATGACCATCCCTGAGTCTGGGAGAAGATCAACGGTTCCGCTGCCGGAACTTACTGTAGTTTGAACTATATAGTCTCTGGGTGGTGTTCGAGTGTTGCTGTCTGTGTTCGTAACGTTAAGGCTGTAGCGTCTTTGACTCAGGGAACGATTGTCTACGAGTCGACGAATGTATACTTTGTTTCCGGCCAAACTAGCCCCATCAACTCCAGGGTAGTCGCCGTCCTGGTTTTGCATTTGAGTTGTAATTTGAAGGTGCCCAGGGGTCGTTGGTGCCCAAGGTGAGGAGGTTAAAGGTGCTCTCCAGTCCGGACCGTTAGGGTTCTCAATCCACAGATAGCTACCACTCTTTAGAGTGTAGTTCTTGGCTGCCAAGACTTGGGGGACCCCTAGGTAAATTTCTGACTCAATGAGAGGCTGCGTCAAAACCAATACGGTGGCGTCGTCGGCCACTCCTGTGGCTATCACGCCCAGGGAAATATTATTAACTACAGTTATCTGATCAGTCATATTTGTAGCCACGTTTATCGTAGCCACGTTCCAATTGATATCCTGCGGGAATGCCTCAGACTTATATCCCTCAGCCAAAGCTGCACAGCCTCCAAAAGAGCTGTTTGAGTTTGTGACCGAGATCTCAGCCCCGTTCTTCACCCAGTGGTGAATCCCTTGTCCAATCGCAAAAACGGAAACTTCTTGAATGAACGCACCATTAACAGCTTTAATGTGGGATGATATCCTTAAGGGATCCATTCGAAGATCGTTAGGGTTCAGTGCAATAAAGCTGTCGTAGTTAGATATTGTGCTACCCCAAACTTTAGTAGAGGAGTTGTATCTTTGCCAGCAGTACAAGTCCCTTTGTAGGCTAACTCCAGTAAACTGAGACGTAACTATCGATTTGAACCCTGTCACTTCGTTTCCGTCTGCGTAAACTCCGCAGAGGCCATACCTAGATCTCACTGAGCAGTTAAATATGTACGGCGATGACCCGATAACTCCGTCGGTGTTTTCTTCGGGAAGTCCTGGGGGCTTCGGCGCAACAATCTCCGATTCCCCTGGATTTACAGGTAGGTTCGGGTTGGTTTGACCGAAGATCGTCCGTACTTTGGCGTAGTAAGCAGTTAGGTCTGCGTCTGAAGCGAACGAGAAACAGTCGAGCAAGTGGTGGCTGGCCGCTAAACCAAGCTTGTCTTTGAAGGTGAAGTTGAAGAAGAAGCCCCCACCTGTAATGCGAAGAATTGACCCCCTATTCGTGTCAATGTTCCCGGTCTTAGCCGGAACATAGCTCGGTCTAATTATTGTTTTTCTTAAGTCCTCCCCAATAACGGACACACCTCGGGGGAGTATGACGCCAGCATAAGCCTCGCTGTTCATTGCCCTTAACTGGGACTCCGTTGGAATCGCACCGCTAACCCACGGGCTAACTGTGGCGCTTCCCGGTGTCCCGTCAACCACGTTCTCTCCCGCCGAGCACTTGATGACAAAGCGATCAAATGCTATCGAGTCCGGTTGTAAGCCTGCTTGAAAACGGGCGACTTCGAGTGCGGCCCTCTGCAGGGTTTTGAAAGGCTTCTGGGGTGTGTACCCCGCAACTGTCATTTGGTTGGTAATGACGGGCACAACAGTTCCGTCGTATACACCCGCAACATAGATATCGCTACCGATTTGAGGATTCACGTACAACGTGAAGGTTCCAGTGAGAAATTCCTTATTAAGGTCTGCGGGACCGTAAGAAGCAGGAACCCACGAGGTCCCCGTGCAAATGAACAGCTGCCCACTCTCACTGTTCCAGTATAGACTTCCAGTTGTTGCTTCGTCTTCGTTTGTGCCGATGTCCGGGGCATTTCCAACTGTCCCGAAGGGGAGCGAGACTTTTATAGCCGTACCTTCCAAGTCTAAGCCGAACCCAGGATTTCTTACAACCCAGGATAACACCCCGTTGGCACCTATTGTCAGCTGGCCGCCGGTTACGGGAGCTGCTGGCCATACATAAGAGTTAAAGGCGCTCGGGTTGTTGGTCTTAATAACCCCCGCCGCAGTTGAAGCATTGAACGAGATAGTTCCGTCCGACCCGATTGTCACACCGGAGCCTTCCTTCACCCCTTGAGGTTGTCCAGGTAAAACAGTGCCTTTATCACTGTCCCCCATAAGTAGTTGTGCTCGGGTTAATGCCACTGTTCAGAACTAACACATACAGATAGTTTTACCCTAGTTATAACACCCCGACCTCGTTTGCGACGGATAGCACGATACCCGGTCCCCACCTTAAGAAGCTACTCCCGTACTTACCTTGGTTTGGACAAAAAATAAACTCGGCGTTGGACACTACTCGTAAGTTTGCCACGGTGTTAGGTAGAGGGGCGTCAGTTGGGTCTAAGAAGGTTAAAACAGAATTTTCAACGGTGTAGGATACGCCAGGTAACTGCAACGCACCACCCAAGCTGAGCATAATATTCTCCGCTGTTACAGCAGAAGCATTCACCACCTTACCCCCGTACTTTAAGGAAAATGAAGTTCTAGCCCCGTTAAACTCCCCACTAATGTCGTCAAGTGAGTAAACTTCTACAGGATAGGTCGAACGCAAAGACCAGTATGAACCCGAGCAAATAGATCTGATGTCTAGGGTAGTTCCTTCGGGGGGAACTCCTGTGAAGGAAAACCGAACAGTTGTTGGAGAGGTCCTCTCAACAGAGTAAGAGAACGGCAGAGAGGAGTTGACAGCGGATAAGGGTATTTGCCCCACCCCACCTAAAAAGACGAACGTGTTGTTGGCGGTGACTTCCAGCGGGACCAACAAGCTCGGGTCCGAGGGGATGGTGGCCGTGAAGTTCGTTCTTGCCCCGTCAAATGGCTCAACGAAGCTCAAAGACGCAACAGTTAGAGTTCGATTTGAGTCAACACTGGTTACAACTCGAATATTGCAGGACAAACCTGATGCAGGGGACGTTGCGAATTGAATCCTGTTTCCGACCAGAGAGTAGTTCACTCCTGGTTTTTGAACGGAAGCTCCCAGGGTTACGAACAAAGATTCTGCGGATAGCTGATCTGGAGGTATCGCTAAACCACTGCGAGTTAAGTCGAAAGTTGAACGTGACCCGTTGAACTCAGGTGAGATGTCGTCGGCAGAGTATACAACAACTTGAGAAGGGAACTCAACATACGGTTGCTCTTCGTAAACTTGCTGGTTACTAAGGTTAATTGTCGGAGTAGAGTACTCGTAGAAGTTCGCTGTTAGCGCCTGACGCTGTGGGCCAAACTGAACAATTTCCCCCTTATCGTTCACGCCCATTACGGTGAGTCTCCCGCTCCAAGTAGTGGTGGCTTGGTAGTCGGTAGCTAGCTTTCGAGTGAAGTCATTGCTCTGAAACTCAGGGAGTCCACGAGAGTAGTTGTAATAGCCTGCGTAAGCCCAAGTGTGGGTGTTTGCAGTTATGACAGAAGGCTGATTAAACTCTAGAGGCCACTTGTCTACAGTCAAGGAGTAACCGTTTGTCGGAAGATTACCTGAAAGGGACAGGATTGACATCAGCCGTTCGCCCCAGTACTTCGGAGTTAAATGTGGTTTTAGGACACCTTTGGAGTACCCCATGACCTCAAAGAAACGGTACATCGCCCTCTTGGTGCTGGCCCAGTCCGGATCGTAAAGCTCGGGTTGAGGGAGGGGGTTTGCGCTACATACCGTAACTGTAGTTTGCTGTGGCCAGTTGTTTCCCGGTAGTGTTGTTGGGTAGTAACTGTTCTCATAAGTTAGACGTACTCCTCGAACGACGGTTCCGTTCAAGTTTATGACTCGAATGTACTCAACTCCCGAAAAAGAGCTAAGTCGGAGTACAGACGCTGTTTGACGCGGGTTCTCAATATCAACAGACGACAAAACGGAAAATTCCACTATTGAGGGGCGATACCTTCTTGGTACGGGGGCCAAGGTTGCGTCTTGTTCCAGCTGTATCTCGTTCAAAGTAGAAACCGTGTATGTAACTGCACCGTCGGCTAAGTCTTTTAGGCACAATCCAAGGCTCTCTGTGCTGTCGTCCCCGTCATAAACATACTGAGAAGAGTAAGTGGGGTAGGGGTCAGTGGCACCTCTAAAGTAGCTCTGCTCTGCGTAGTCCTCTATGTCCAGGTACGAGTCGACTGCGTAAGAACCCTGAAAAGTTTCTGAGACCTTTTCTTGTTTTTCCAGGACACTTGTGTCAACGAACGGTGAGCAGGTCTCGATCGGAGCCACAGAGAAAGGTCCAAAGCTGTCCGTGAAACTTGAAGCCTCACCGTAATACACGCAGTTCCACAGGTTATTTTCAGCTGTGTACCAGTTTCTGTTTCTGTAAGTGGTGTATGAGCCAGACGGAAGGTTAAAGTTGCTTCCTTGCCCCCAGGGGCGACTGTAGTCGGTTGCAGTGATCGCAACATAGTAAGTTAGATCCTGGTTGCTATCCCCAATAACGTAGTTAAACTGCGGGGAAGACCCTTGTCCACCTGTCTCCGTAGCATCAACGGTGAAGAGTCTCCCCCAACCCCCGAGGACCCCTGGGTCGAATTGAACGTTCGGCCTTAGCGAAATTGAACCTTGTTGTTGGCTGGTTTGGTTTAGCCTTAGTACCGATCCAACTTGGGGGGCGATGGCGTTCGGAAGGGTGTTCCCTATATATAGGCTGTAAGAACGCTCAAAATCTTGTCTCGGGTCGGTAAACCTGCGAATGTATGGAACACCGAGAATTGGCAGTAGTCCTTCGTCGTTTGGTATTGTACTATCCGAAGACCTTAGGCGAATCTTAGCAAAGTTTATAGGGTCGCCGAGCCCGGTTATAACTGTGGGTCCGCCGTCTGTAGCGAAAAATCCGCGATAGGTGCAGGACTCCGTTTCAACCCAGAGTGCTGTCCCTGGGCTCAAGGAGTAGGGGAGTAGATGGCATGGCGAAAAGTCCGAGTTCAGCTCTAAGATCTGCGTGTTCGGATCCTGAGGGTCAATGTAAATCGCCTTGACTTTGCCACCAAGGGAGAGTATTCTCTTGTTGTCTGGGCTCTCTACCTGAGACTTAAGAAGGGCCAATGGCCTTTGAACACCTTCAAGCACGAATCCCTTTCCGTTGGCCTTCGCACCACTTATCGTGTTAATTCCCAGAAAACCCTCTGACTTAAACGCAACCGACCCGAAGTTCGTGGTGCTATTTGTTAGGCTGCAGGTTCCGCCGTTTAGTGCCCATACCCCAATTGCGGGGCCGATGCTGTACACAGATTGAAACTGCCCATATGCCCCATTCCTAACTCGAAAACCGAAGTGTCGAAAGTCTCTTTCAATGTCAACAATTCCTATGCTTTTGCCTCCTGGCTCGGTAAGGCTCTTGTAGTAGTACCGTATGTTGTTTACGGGAGTAGAGTTTAATAGGGAAAGTTGATCTTTCTCCGGAACGTTGGAGAGAGAAGAGGGGCGAAGCTCTACAGGGGTTGACAGAAACTTTGCCTCGGTTAGATTCCACCACTTTTGCTCTGGTAGCTTTGTGGCGGGATTCACGAGAGTTGTGTAAATTTCGTATACGCACGGATCGTTCTGCAGCGATACCGCTGTACAGGAGTTTACAATTACCGACTTAAACCCGGAAACAGTCGCCCCGTCGAAGTCCCCCCAGTTCATGCCGTAGTCGGACCGGAGTACAATGTCTTTCGCGTAGAAAGACGAGTTTCTCGTAGTGTTTGAGTCCTCGTTGTTGGGGTAGGTTCCAACCGGGCCCACGATTGTGTAGTCTCCGCTATTTACGAGAGACATTCCCTTTGTAACTTTTCCACCAAAGAAGTCGGGAAAGGCTTTCTGAACTTTCGTAAAGTACTCCCCAATCTCAAGCAGAGTTGCGTTTTCAAACACCTTTAACCTGTGAGCAGACTTTAAAGTGTTTTCCACCCTAAGCTTCGGTGTTGTTTTGTCGCTGAATGTCGGTAAGGATGAGAAAGGAACGTACTCCGCAGCGGGAGTCTCCGTCTGAGACCCGAACGACAAATTGAAGCGGTAAGTGTCTATGGGAATAACGTAGTAAGTTCCTGCAGTGAAAGTTCCGGTGCTCTGGTCAATGGTCGGCTCGAAACTCACGGAGACCTCTTCATTGAAAAAATGACCGTTTGGTCTCTCAGAGGCGAAAACCGCTAATCCATTTTCCTCTGTAACCGTAATAACCGTTCTCGATGACAATTTGTCAACAACGGAGAATGACTCAGCGAGAACGTTCCCGCCGCATTTGAAAATTGAGCTTAAGGGTTGGTCCACTCCTCTGAATGCCACAGGAAACGCAGGGTTCAGGTAGGTTGGAACAAATGCCGGTGAGACAACGCACTTTTTAAGGTCAAGCCCAATAATCGATATGCCGAAGGGGACAATAATTCCTCCGCTCAAGGAGTTAAACTGTTGTAGTTGTGCCGTTGTAACTTTGTTGGTTGCCGACGAGAAATTTACAGTGAAGTCATCGAGGCTAACACCGGGGCCATTGTTGGCTGTTATGATGGAGGAGGAGAGAAGGATTGTGTAGCGATTGCTTTCGTTCGAAGTGGAGAAACCAGCTAAAACGCGGCTTATGTATATCTTTGAAAGCTCAAGTATTGCTCGGGATAAAGTCTGAAAGGGCAAGGCTTGCCCGTCGTTTCGAAGAGAATCCGTTGAGTACTTAAACTCAGGCGCAACAAACACTATGCTCCCCCCACCACCGAGGAAAGGAGCGGACACCGTGCGCCACTGACTCGTTGCGTCCCCTACATTGATTGTGCCGTCCTCGGTGTCGAACCACAACTCACCCTTTTCCGGGAGGTTCGTAGGAGGAAGAGGTAGCACTGAGGGGGGCCCAACTTTAATTACTTGACCGTCAGTGACTGAGAAGAAAAGCCCTGGTTCTTCGCTGTTTGTGTTTAGGCCGATTTCACCTGGCGGAAGGTGCGACGGACTCGGCCTCTTTCCGGCGATTGAAGAACGCTTCAGGACTATTCGTTTGGCTTTTGCTGACATTTGCTAAAGAGCTTAAGACTGTGTGCAGAGGCACTCATACTTTTACCCCCCCCCCTCCCTCCCTTAGATGTACCTCGCTGCCTCTTTCGCCTCAGAGCTCACTCCGCGTTTTCCAAGTTTCATAGCTGTGTTTAAAATATCCCGAGCACGATCTCTTTCGCTTGGGTTTCTCCTTACCCTTTTGTAGAGTGACATGAGGTCGAGGTACTTTTGGTCCTTGTCCATTAACTAACACCTTCGTAGAGTATAGAAATAAGCCTTGAAGCATCTTCTTTGCTGATCTTACCCCAGGCACCTTTGTTGTAAGAGCTGAGCGGTTGGTCTAAACTGTGGGTCACCACCTCAGCAATATCGTCTTTGTTTAGCCCGAGCTTTTCCATCTCGGAGTAAACTTTGATTCGGTTTCGTATAATCTTCCCGAGGTTTGTTTTGGGGGTAGTACCCTTCGGAGTAACTGTAGCGGATGGTGGCAAGTAAAACTGTTTGTTGTCTCGTGCCTGGAAATCCCCTGAGTTTTCATTGAGTGGCTTTCTGAGCATTGCACCAGGGGGCAGTAAGTACCTCACCGACAAAACTCCGATGGCCTCTGAGAGGGCGGCACGAGGGTCGTCCTGTGAAACACCGAAGTCAACAAAACGTGCTTTCCCCCTGTCGTCGATAATTACGTTTCCTACGTGGGCGTCATTATGGGCAACACCCTGCTCATGGAGTTTCTTTCGTAGAGCGTAGTAAGAGTCTCCCACAGTTGTGTTTCCAACTGGGCTTTCGTAAGAGTCAAAGTCTTCAGCTGGCTTACCCCTTACACGGGACATTGCTATTCTTCCAGGGTAGTACCCAGCGTTGTTGAACTCAGCAGACTTATTCATCTCAGCCGAGATTAGCTTGGGGGTTATATCCTTTCCACTTAATTTCTCAAGAATTCTCACTTCATTTTCCCCCACCTCTCCCCTTTTCACGACTACGGACGGGGGTGGTTTGGATGCAATTACCGCTCCGTACAAACCTGATCCTAACCCCTTTGATCCTGATTCGTACGACTGTTTCCAGTCGTAGCTACCCCCTAACTTTAGGGTTGGTGTAAACTCGGAGTCGAATTCGAGTGCATTTTGACGTTCTTGAATAGCTGGGCGATCCGCCCTGGTGTGCTTGGCCCATGTGTCAAAGAGTGCCTTTTCAACTTTCGTAGCCCTGTTTATCTCCTCGTCCGTCATATAATCTTTATTGCGCAGCTCAGCAAGCTGGCGCTCTGCCTCCCGCTTTAACGAGGGGAAGTCATTACCTACCCTGACCTTTGAGTTGGACGCTAACGCCTCAATAAGGTCCTTGACCAGCGGGTTTGTCTCGCCACTCTTAGCAACTTTGCCTGCTAATGATCCCTGTAAGTTTTCTACTTGGTGGGATAGTTTGGGGGTCAAGGAGGCTCTGCACTTAGCCTCGCGGCTAATGCAGGTACCTCCGCAGCTCTTTCCCTTGGTGCAGCGCTTCATTTCACTGTAGCTCTGGACTCCCTGCCTCACGAGCAATTTTGAACCTTTGTACGGATCCAGCTGCTTCCCTACCATCTTTGTCAGCTTTTATACTTATAAACTTTCCATCGTTAGACACCACTTTTCCGGACATCTTATCGCCAGTCTTTTTGTCATAGAAATCTGTGGACATTCCAACTTTCATTTCAGACGCCATGTTGGGGTGCATCACACCTGCTTGAGCGAATTCCCTATTGTTCACCCAACGGCGGGCAGGTTCTTTAGCTTTTGCTTTGGTTTCGGCTGCGCGTTGAGCCATGGCTTCACTCTTACGTGCGGCAGGTGTCTTACTGTCGCCCTTGGCCAGTCTCCCTTCCTTTGCATTCGCTTTTTTAATAGCTTCAGCTTCAATCTTGGAGTAAAGGGCTCTCGCCCCTTCCACGTCGCCTTTCTTTTCTAGACTTGAAAACTGGCTTTTAACCTCGGGAGTGTCAAGCACCTGACGCATTAATCGCCAGGTCGCGTTACTAGTAAGTCTCTTTTCTTTGATAGCTTCCTTTCTTTCCTTGTTATTTTTAGCTTTCTTCTCTACTGGCTGCTTAGCCTGTTCGGCACCTTTCTTACACTTGCCCCTAGTACCGTATGCTGATCCATCCGGGCGAACGCAACGTGTGAAGTCATAAGAGCCAAGGAGTGTATTCACCGCTTCTTCAATAAACGGGTACTTATTCCCGTAATTTTCAGAGAAGGAGAAACCTTCGGATGCTAACGCATCCGCTTCATTGCGGAGTTCTAAAGCTTCGCCTAAGTTACCTTTCAGTGCTTCTGAAAGGGCTTCGAGGTAACAATGGTCGAGTTCGTTCATGGTTAAAATTGTGAAGACTACGGAAGTGCATGTATCTCGCCCCCCCCCCTTTTTTACCCTTTAATTAGTAACTTTCTTTGTGGGGGCCTTGTACTGGGACTAAGAATCACTAATGGTAGAAAGCAAGTCTTGTAAGCGATCGATACGGGTACTCACAGAGTCAATCCGCTCTGAGTAAGAAGTTTCCATGCCGGCAGCAATATTGTGGTCGTCAGTGTTCTTTCGAGCCAGGTCAAGCGTTGCCATTTTGCCGTCAATTTCCTCGCGCTCTTTCACAAGTTTCTTTGTCGCAGCCATCTGCCTTTGAAGTTCTTGAAAAGCTCCCCGCTGTCGAGAGAGTTTCATGGCAAAGCCCAAGTCAGCAATTGCTTTCGATATCGCTTCGTGCCGCTCGCCCATAGCGCCGTACTCCCCGAAGCTGGGGCGGAGTGTAGATGTAACTGAGGGCTCCATCACAGTTCCTCGGTAGTAGTCCGTTGGAGTGTGGGAGAAACCTTCAAGCTGAAGTTCGTTCTCAGGGAAGTTAGGATTCATAGGTTCCCTTCTTGCGAAAAGAGATTCTTGTTGTACATAACTTTACCCTTCAATACTGTGGGTCTAGCCGCCAAGCTGACGAATTTGATTCTGTATGGCCTGGCGCCCACTCTCAGTGGTTTGACTCGCTAAGGCTTTCTTAAGCCCATCAATCCTGTTTGTTTGCACTGCGGGGGATTGTGGCTGGGATGGCTGCTTTGCGGATGGCACCTTCGCCTCTCCTGCAACAGATCCCCAGGCTACAATTACCGGTTTACCGCCCTTGATGGCCCAGCCGAACTTCTTCCCCTCAACCGTAAAAGCCTTTTTATTGGCTGCGGACGCTTGCTCTTTTGTTGACGCCCCGGCACCTTGTTTCTGAGCTTCGTTGCTTAGCTGCTCTTCTTGCTTGCTTCTTTTCGATGAGTCGAAGTCTTTGTCCCCGGTTCCCCCGACTTTTCTACATAAACCGAATACCATCTTCTCATCGGATTCACACGCCGCAAAGTCCCAGTCTACAACATGGTAATGCACTCCTTCTGTGAGGTGATCTACGTTGGGTACGCTAAAGTCTCCTGTCATTCCCTTGGCTCAACTAAGTTGTTTTACCCTGCGCCACATTACAGGGTTGACGGTAACTTTGTCGCATTGGATCACCTCTACAGAAACTACATTCCCCCCAAAGTGTCCAGGGAAAATTCTTTAGTTTAACTTACCATTTTTCCAAATTGGCCCAATAACTACCAGAAGACTTCCCCTTCGCAATATTAGCAGCATGCCTCGCTTTAAATGACTGCCGTCTGGCTTTATAAGACTCTGACTCACCATCTTTCTTTGGTGACCCTTTCACACCTTGCTGCCCGAATCGAATCAGCTTACCCCCTTTGGGTGCACCAGGATAGCACGATTTTACAATATGGGAATTTTTCGGATGATTTGGTGTGGAACGGGGGTCGTTACAGTCGAGAGAGCTTTTATCTACCTGTTCTGCATACTTTTCCAGTGCAGCCTCTCGAAAAGAAGCGTAGGATGAATTGTCAAAGGATCCCCACATTGTCTCAATCTTCGTATTGCAACGCGTCGGCAACCGAAGTCATGCTGTTCTCAGCCTCAGCCAACTTTGCCGCCATCCACGGACTCAGATTCGTGTAAGGCCCAACCAGTTCCAGTATAGTTTCAATATTGTCCCTCATAGATCGCAACTGAGAAATGGCCATGCTGCCGTTCGGTTCGACTTCCCTGTCGTCTTCGGCAGCGTCTTCGTATTCAGAGTCGGAGTCGTAGTCATCCTCGTCGTCCTCACCCATAAAGAAGGTGTCAGGGTCCCTCCCTGGCTCTTTCTCAAATGCTGGAGCAACTCCCATGAAGTTGCTGGGGTTTTCAACCCCGTACTTGTAAGCTCTGTAAGCTTCCGGTGAGAAGGATCCCCAGTGACTCATTTCTGTAAGTGGTTAACTACCTAACTTTACCCCTAGCTATTAGCGTTCTCCCTATGCCTGTAAAACTGCATAGAAAGCTCTTCCACCTTGTCGACAAGACGGTTGTGGTCTGTCTTCAGTGTGTACTTCTCAGGAAGTTCCGCTCTCATGTCGTTAAGGGCTTTCTCAACATTCTTAATGTGGGAAAGGACATTCTCGTTTTGAACGGTATTCGCTGCAATCAGAGCGTTAATTCTTTTGTCGTTTTCCTCAATAAGACGTTCTATCTTTTGGTCTGCGTTGTTTCTTAGGTACTGAACTCTTTTCTCGTTCTTACCTTGAATCACAAAGGTGCCACCGACACCTGCAAGACCAGCTGTGAAAATCCAGCCGCAGATTATGAGTGGTATTTCAAAAAGTCCCATGTTTACTCCGGCAACCTTGACTGGCCAGCTTCGACCGCTGCTCTAGCTGCTTTCCTTGAGCTCCCTCTTGCACTCGGAGCCTCTTCGCTGAAGTCTGGGGAAGGCAAGCCCGACTCCCCTTGCCCCATTCGATCTTTCACCGTTTGAGGGAGACCCGACTCCCAGCCGTACTTCTTAGCAATGCGAATAATCTCTGACATAATTTTGCGAGGGTTCGCTGCCCTGCCCACGGAAGACCACGCTGCTGACACATCTTGAGCGCTTGCGACGGGAAAGGACATACCGGGCCCAGCAAACTCTCCCCGCTCCTCTCCGGACTGCAACTTCTGCCTTTTACTCGCGGACCACTCTCGAAAGTCTGCGTCGCTTTTCGCTGCTGCTTTGCAAGAGTCACATTTGCATTTGCCCACTCCTTTGCAAGTAGCTTGTGAGAAGGGCTGAGGCATAGACATTAGCTCAGTGTCATCGGCAAAGTTATACTCTTTTCTCTTTATTTCTCGAAATGTCTCCATTCTCGCCCGCTTGCGACCGAAAATCTCTTTCATGGCAGCTTGCCCGTCCGCGTGAGCGTCTCGATCGCGATTAACCAAGTTTTCTTTTTTCAGGCGGCTAGCCTTATTGGCGTCCAAGAGAGCTTCGTTATGAAAAGACATATTACCGTCTTTGTCGGTTCGCCACTTTTTTCCTGTGCGGTTCATTTCCTCGAGTTTATCTGTGGAAATAGCTGTAGCCGCGTTCATGGAACCGCCAACTCCCGGCAGGGTTACAGACGAAAAGTCTAAGTTAGCACCGTACATAGGGGTCTTACGTTGATACTAAACTTTACCCTCTTTTTCGCTTAGAAACGGACTCCGGGGTTTACTTATCCACGGGAACCTTAGACCTTACTTTCTTCGTCCAGGTTGTCATCTTGTTTGGTCTTGCGCTTGCGGCCCCCTCGCACAGTTGAAATTATTTCTGAAACATTTTGCCCTGAAGAAGGGACCAAAAGTGCTAAAATTGTAGTGAGTGCTAGCTTCCCGGTCTCGTTAAATGTGTTGGTCGCATTGTTACAGATGAGGGTTACTTTTGTGGAGTCTTTGTCACGTTCTGCATAGGATTGGCAGGACCACGTTTGATACCCTACAATTATAAATTGAACCAGGAAGATACCCGCTAATGCTCGAATAAGTAGAGCTCTCTCGTTGAATTGGGTCATGCTTACTTCGCCAGTAAACAGTTTTACCCGTTCAAGGACAGTAAAACCGAGAGAAGAGAAAGGTCACCGAGAAACTTAGCTGAGGTTGCTTGGTCGGTCTGCTCAGAAAATGAAGCCTCAGAGCTTCTGAATAGCCTCTGTAGCTTCAAAAGGTCGGAGTTGTACTTTCGTGATATGGCGCCCGAAATTTGGGCCACTTTGGGAAGTTTTGACCCTGCAAAAGCTGCACCAATTCCGGTGAACTTTCCTGCGAGTAGGGGCAGAGCTTGATGAATAATCTCACGACTTTCCTGGTGGGTTAGGAAACTTTCCACACCTGTGTGGGCACTTTTTCCCAGGAACGCGGCAGAAGCTTCTGTGAGTAGGTCTCTTACAAAGTCCTCACTCGACCTTAAATGTCGAGAGTGAAGTCCCGTGGCAACCACCGCTTGAATAATAGTCTCTGATAACTTTTCTGTGGTTTCTGGGGGTATGCCGTAGCGAGTTTCTAGGTACTTTGATACCAGGGGGCCAACAACTTTCCCAACTTTCCAGGAAGTTACGTTGGCCCCAACATGCTCCCCAAGGTGCAGCAACTTTTCACTGTTACGTGTGAGACTGTCGCTCACTGACGCCGGCAACTTTTTCTCGCACTTAAAACCCTTGCTTATGCAAGTTGCCGAGCAAGACTTTCCTGCTGTGCATTTTTTCCTAGGGTTGCCCACTGATTGTTCCCCTTAGTCAAGGTCAGAGTCAAGGTCAGAGTCAAGGTCGTCTTCGAAGAGTTCGTCTTCGCTTTCGCTCAAGAGTTCGTCCACTATGCGGTCAATATCTTCGTCAGATAGCTCTTCGTCATAGTCGTCTTCCAGTTCTTCCAGTTCGTCCGACTCATCCAGCTCGGATTCTTCGCTCAAGAGCTCGTCAATTAACCGTTCTACTTCGTCGTCGGTAAGCTCCGGCTCCCCCTCTTCCCCTATGTCAAAGTAAGCGTCATCGTCGTAGTCGTCCTCTTCGAGTGAGCCCTCAGAAAGATCGTCGCCCTCTGCAAGAAGCTGGTCAATAAGCTCTTCAAGCTCTTCATCGGAGAGCTCTTCCCCAGGCTCTTCAACTCCCGGTACAAGAACTTGATTTGCTTGAAAGTCCTTATTTGACCCGTCGTTCGCCTTCCACAGACCAGTGTGCTGAATCCATGGCGAAGTGTTTAGAACTAGGTTAGTGGGAAGGCCCGTGTATTTATCTGTCTCTTGGTCTTCTGGCTCGAGGATCTGCGCTGCGTAGGCGGCTCTGAACGCCTCAATTGAGTCAGAGTCAAAGTCACCGTTGATTCTGTTGGACATTGTATGGTTTGTGGACTGCTAAACTTTACCCTCCGCCTACCTTAGATCGATTCGTACTTGCCTGAAACATCCTGCAGCAATTTCCCGTTACCTTGGAGGTTCTCTCGGTATTTTTTGATCTCGGACTGGACATCGGCGCGGAACTTTCCTTCCTCGATAAGCTTTCTCTTGCGTTCTTCCTGGGTCTCTTCAGACTTTTCAATAAGTCGTCCATCTGCGGTAACTTCAAGGTCGCTTTGTAGCTTCGCCGGGGCAACAGGATTCGGATTCACCTCAAGAGTTAAACGATCAAGCAACTTATCGAAGTGGTCTCGAAGTGAGCGGCGACAGATAGCGTTGGCGGATATGTCCATCGGACCGCAAGGTACGCGGTACAGCTTCTCAATTTTGTCTTTGGTCTTTAGCACAGTTAGGCTCCATTACGGGGCTTTTCTACCCATTCCTTGTCGTAGTCGGCGTAATGCCGGCCTTTTTGCTTTTCCTTGAGTGGCTTTGCCGATGCTTTGTTCGACTCTCTCATACCAAGAATCAAGGTGTCTCGCATTGCTCGGAGTTGCTCGCGAGGGATTGTGCACAGGTTGCTGTCGCGATACGAACGAAACTTGTGTGCAACATCTGAGGGGTCGTCACACTGCAAGAAGACGGACCATACCCCGTAGGATTGAGGGTGGCTGAGGGAGCCAGGTGGCAGGCTTTGTTCTAAGGCCAAGCGGTCGGGGCGAGGGAAGCGAGTGTCTCTCCTCATGGTTTTGCCTCAGGGCTGGGCTTTGGCGGGGCACAAATCACGGTGCTATTGTTTTGCTGGCTATGATGAATTTTACCCTCAACCTGCCCCGAAAAAAGAGGGGCCTTTCGGCCCCTTGTCTCAGTCGTGTTACCTAGCTAAGGTACGAATTACTAAGCCTCGTAAGCCTCCAGGATTTCCGCTATAATCCCATTTCTTACAATATCTTCCCTTTCAAACTTAACTCTCCCTACACCCCGAATGGAGGAAAGTCGATGGTAGCAGTCTAAGAGTCCGTTTTCAGGTTTAAACACATCGAGGTCAATTTGTCTAGTGTCCCCTGTAATGATAACTTTTGAATCTTTTCCAACCCTACTAATGACGGTTTTGACGTTTTCGGGCATAGAGTTCTGAGCCTCATCAAAAAGAATCAGACACTCATTTAGCGATCTTCCCCGTAAGTCCTCTAGAAGAGTGGGCTCTACAATTTTCTTATCAACCAAGTAGTCAGCAGCCCCCCTACTCTTAGTCATTACAACCAAATTGTCGTATACTGGCCCAACAAGAGGTTTCATCTTTTCCTCAAGCGTTCCAGGCAAGGCACCCCTACTTCTTTGATGAGAGCATCCTACATCACTTCGAATGTAGTAAACTTTCTGTATATTACCCTTTGAAATCTCAGTCAAACCCCACCAAAGAGCCACAAGAGTTTTTCCAACTCCGGAGGGTCCAATAGCTATGGTGACTGTATTTTTGTTTAAGGAAGTCCAAAGATCTTCTTGGCGGTCAGACTTTGAGTAGAAGGGTATGACATCCATACCCCTGCCGTAGGAACGTTCGACCGTTTGAGCTGTTTCAGCGCGACGTGACTTGCGCTTGTCTCGACTTTTCAACATGGTATAAGAGGATTTGACAACAGTGGATAGCGTGTATTCTTCGTTGATAACCAGGACTACATAATCCTTCTCCCTCTTCGAAACGTTTGGTAGAGTTTATTGTGAAAGGGAAACCCTACGAGTGACTTTACCCGCTGGCCCCCCTTTTTTTGACTGAAGTGTGGCGTTCAACTCACTCGTGAACCCTTTCTACGAATAGATCAAAACCGTCGGCCCCGCCACACCACCGAGAGTAGGAGTCTTCTGGGATCACATACTGGGGTCTTTTCTTAGCTTGGTCAAGGTACCTGTCTGAGGCAGGGTCTGTAATGAGACAACGAGTCCCGTGCAGCTCCTGCATTATTGCAGTGTTTTTATCCGTTGGTGAAATAGCCATTTTAACTGTTGAGAAACAACAGCAACTTTTTGTGCGGTTGCGAATCGCAATCTACACCGGAATTAAACAGAAGGTGGAAGCAGTTCCATGAAGCTAACCAAAATAGCATCCATTATATCTGAGTACGATCCAATGCACTCCCAACTTTTAAACAACACGTTGTGTATATATGGGTTGGATGCTACTTTCCCCGACTTTACCATTAGATTGGTCGCAAGTTCCTTAGCCACCACTCTCTCCTTGCTCACTCGAACAGGTAAACCTAGCTTCTCTAGGTGCTGTCTCCAGTGCTCACTCACCATGGACGACTCGATAACAACTTCTGTAACACCGTAGGCTTTAGCGGCTAGAGAAACAATTACGCCAACAGTCTCCAAGTTCCAATTCGCCTGGTACGCGTCGAGAACGTACACACAGTCCTTTTCCTTCGTGGATCCAGCCACACAAATCCCAGTCATATCCGCGTTGCCTGGCGAGCAAGAGGGGTCAATAGAGATAATGACCTTATCTAGAGGGGGTACCTCGGAGCAGACTCCGAACCCAGTGGAGAGCACCCCTTTGTACAACCACGAGAACTTTACATCCCCCATTGTTTTCCGCAAGTCCTGTAGATTCTTTGGGCTAAATGTGGTGTTAGCATCATTGATGCTCTGTCCAGGTTTCCTGCCGAGGATGTCAGCCTTGGCTTCTTCTTCGCTCTCAATGATGGCGGACAAGTTAATGTGAACGGCTCCTTTCGGATTTGAGACTGGGTCAAAGACTCCGTACTTTTCCAGAAAGTAGCTGAAAATGTCTCCCTCGCCTAATCGAGACCCGAGAACGACTGTGGCACTCTTGCCTACGCAATGGTCTTCTATTTCGCGTATCTGTTTCTTGTTGACACTTCCGTCCGACACGCCGTTGTGGCAGTCATCGATTAGCCATACGCCTGGCGTTTCGTATAAGCTACCGTAATAGCCCCGCAACACATACCCCCCAAAGGAGACTGGTAAAACATGAAACGATGCAAGCGGGGGAACCACAGAGGAGTACGTCCGGAACGGGGAGGACTGAACCATATGCTTAGTCTTGTGAACTACCGACGCGGCAAGATCCTGTGTGTACGAGGTTACAAAGTGGCTAGCCATGGGGTCTTTGCTAAGCAGCCAGGACAGCAAGTGAACCCCTAGAGTGGTTTTCCCTGTGCGCGGTGGCATCGACACGAGGAGAACCGGGTACCTTCCCTCGGCAATATCCTCAAATGCGGAACCCACCACTTCGTACGCCTTTGCGTCGAGCGGCGCACTTTCGAGTGAGAAGCCTCCTGCATCGGAAACAAGATCGCAGAAAGCAAGAAAGCTACTTTTCGCACTTTCCTTGGCGAACGCTTCTCGAGGTAACCCTTCAAGTTTCAGCTCAAGGAGTTTTCTTTGGTAGCTCCTCCAGCTTGAGTGCTCCGCTAATTGGGAAGCGTGCGTTAATTTTTGGTGTTTAAGTGACATCCTGTGGTTGTGTTTGTGTTGTCTTGTATAGAGTTAATTAAAAAGGTCGTAGCCGGATCCACTTCGAAGACCCCGGCTGCGGCCACCTCGGAAAATACCCCTATCAGGTACCTCGGCAGACTGAGGATCAGGGTCGTTGAAGCCCATACTGCGGGGAGCTCTTCGGCCCCCGACCGAAACACTTCGCTCTTCGAAAAGCCCACCGTAAGAGTGACCATCCCGAAACATTGGTCTGCGTAGGGCACCAGCCCATTTTCGACTCTGAATGATCGAGTCTTGTATACCCCGGTCAACGGAGTCAATTTTGAGCGAGTAATAAGTTAGCGCCCATACCATGGCGTCAGTACTATCGTCGTGTCGAACGTACGGGAAAGACGTTAGTTCTTTTATGAAAGCATCGGTCCATAGGCCCCGCACCAGTATAACGCGGTGGTTTTCGAGTAAAGGGCAGACTGCCTGGAGGCGAGTCGTTTTTGACTTCAGCGGCCTCATTTCCTCGATAGGTATCTTAGCCTCTCGCTTCAGCATTTGAATGAGGGAGTGCCCTGATGCAGCTTTCTCAATGCATAGAACTTTTGCGCTGTACAAAGCGTAATGCTGCTTTACCGATTCAATTAAGTCGGGAAAACCCCACTTTCCTTTAACAATCTCACGAATGTATACAACGTCGGGGTTACGTGTGTTTACACCAGCGACGCATATTGCGCTCTCATCAGCTTTCTCTCGCTCGGAGAAAGCGCAGTCAACTCCAAACCATACAACGTCCAAGGGGGGGCAGTCTTTCTCCTCTATAACCTTAACCCAGCTACTCTTTACAATCTGCCCCTCAGCCGATACAGGAACCCCTTGGTAAAGAGCTGCGAACTTAAAGCTACCCATTATCTTTTTCTGGGACTCAAGCATCGGAACAGAGAAAGCGGGGTTGTCGGGCCAGTGGCTCTCTCCCATCTCTCTCCCCAAGGGGTCATTATCGGGGTCCTCACAGAGCCCTGCAATGTTTATCCACCTCCATCCGAAATCCCCGTCATCAGCTACCCAGTCTACTCCGTTCCCGTCTAGGTCTAGAAAACCGTCCCCGTCCATTAAGACCCCGTGAAGGTCTTTTTCGTGGAAGCGAGTCGCGATCACCATTTGGCAAAAGTGGTTGGTTCTTCGGGTAGACGCCTGCTCCTGCCACCATGACTCAAGGTTGTCTAGCGCCTGCTTCGAGTCCGATGATTTTAAAGGGTCGTCTATCACCATTGCCCCCACGCCAGGGCTCTCCATGTCCGTTGTACCCGCTGTAAAGCCAGTTAGGACTCCACCCACAGACGTTGCAAGGATGTACCCCCCGCCAATCATATCGTATTTCGAGTCCGGGCTGAACCCCATCCACTCGGGGAATATTCTTTTAAACTCCTTTGACTTCAGCATCTGGACAGTTTCCCTGTGGAACTTGAAAGACAGCGAAGCTCCGTAAGAAGCTATAACATGCTGTGTCTTTTGGTCCCTGCCCAGCAACCATGCCAAGAACATAGTCGCCAGCATCGACTTCCCTGAGCGAGGGGGGCAAGAAACGATTAGTCTCTTGTACCTCCTATTTGCCAGGTCCTCAAAGCCAGATCCTATAATCTCGTGAAACTCGGACACGTTAAGGTCGCCTGCCTTCATTATATCGCAGAAGGCAAGAAAGCATTCTCGAGCAGCCTGATAGCGGTACTCAGAAACCACCGAGCGCGGTGCCTCAAGAAGGACGAGCTCCCTTAAGCCCCTTTGGTAGTCTCGCCAAGACGAGTACTCGTCAAGTTGAGACACGTGCGTTATTACGGGTCGGTTATAGCTCATTCTTTTTGACTTTTAGGCTTTAGCTTGTTTAGTAACTTTTCAACGGTCGGTCCGTACTCTTTGGCTAGATCTTGTTCCCCCTTACTCTCTGTTTCGGTCAAACTCACAATATCCGACACAATCTCGCGGTGCGCTTTCACAGCCGAGTTAAACACAGTCACAAGATCTCGAGTGCTGCACTCCTCCAAGTGGTCTTGAAGTAGCTCAAGAGCGTCTTCAGCAACCTGCAATGCTGCTGCGGCAAGGGTCTCTTTCTGCCTCAGGATTTTGTCGTTCGAAGTTGTTGTCATAGTGTTTTTCTGCATCGTGAGCACCCCGTATTTGAAGTGGGATAACTCCGGAAGTTTTGCAATTGTTTAAGGATGGCCTGCGCCAAGGCCGAATTGTTGGACTTAACAGCAACGTCATACTGTGCCCAGAGCTGTGCGGGAGTTGCCATACTTAACAGAGACTCGGAGGAGTTGGTCCGCCTTCGCAAGGAATGCAGCCGAGCTTCCACAAGGAATTAATCGACGCAAGCTCGAAGGAATCTTGTATCAACCAACCTTTACCCTGCGGAGACTGGGCTACAAAGTAGAACCGTCCCTGCGGTGTTTGAATAAACGTGTCGGGTTTCACCCCGACGAGTGTTCCGCCCATCAAAGTTTGCGTCTTGCCGTTCGGATCTAGGGGGTCTGAGTACAGGGTTCGGTTCGCCCCTCTCACAATTGCGAACTCCCCGTAGGTGAGTCCCGACGACCACGACGCATCCTTCACACTTAGCGGGTCTATTCCCCCCTTGGCTGCGCCAGAAACCGTATTCCTCCAAAGATCCACAGCGTAACGAGCAAGCTTTTTCCCGGAGTTAACGTAGAAAACTTCCTTTATGGGCTGCTTTGTTGTGGCGTTCCAAATTGTTACAACCAAGCGACCGTCCGCCGTGAAATTCTTATTACTTAGCAAGTAGATCGGCTGACTTAAAGGATCTTCGAGGAATACTTCACTCGGGCTGCGAACATAGACCCAATCCCCTGACTGCGTGAGTTCTTCACTCCACTGCACTCCGAGTGCATCTGTGAGTGCGGCATCTAGGGGGTTCGTCTCAGGGTACCATGGCACATAAATACACCCCGTTGCTTCATCGAGAACACCGGCTAAGGGTAAAGAAGTCAGGACATTTCGAGTGGGGAAAATTTGGCGGCAGTCACCACGTTGAACACAGGGGTCGAGTGCGATATACGGCAGGGTTTCCTCGATAGTTACGGACCAGTTTTGAGTGTAGGTGTACTGGGACTCCGGGCTTAAGCCTGTGAACTGGGACGTAGAGCATCGAAAAGGTTCCAAAACTTGCACGTAAGCACCCGAAGGGGCACTCCCCGACAGTGTGATTTTTGCGCCCATGAGGAGTTGCGTGGCAAAGTCGTGTCCGGAACTCGTCAGGTAGTTTTGGCACGAAAAGTTAAGCTCAAAATTGAGAGTGTCTTCGTATATGAAGGGTACTCGGTTCTTAACATTGCTTGTTGAACTTTCGTATCGGACAACGATGTTGTTGGTCTGAGTTACAACGCCTTCGTTCTCCACTGCGTCAGCCAAACGCAAAACATTAACTCCAATTGGTATGAGGGGGGATGCAATAAGAGAGTCGCAGAGGAATTGCTCTATTTTCGTTATTGTATTCAGTTCCATTTAGGTTAGGACTTAAGGGTAGATCGTATCAGAGCCGTTAACGCGATAGCCGCCTGCGTCGTTCGGCTCTGTAATTTGTGGAGTCCCACCTAAGTCTTCGTAGTTTCGTGCTGAGATCCAGTTAGTTTCAGAGTTGTTTTGCCCCGTTGCCCCGAAACCAGCACGAAAGTCCGGAGCCTGATCCCCCGCCATGTCTGTATTCCACCCTCCGAAACCTTTTCCCGAAACCCCGTTGTACCGCTGCGGGACACGCCAGGAGCGCATGATTCCTGCCTTGGTGTCAATAGCTGAGTCACCGTGGCCCGCACGAACCGAAGTCATTTCTCGTTCAGCGTCGAGTTGTTTTAGTGCTTCGGTGTAATCCTTGAAAACATCCTCTCTTCGCCGAACATTATCCAGGTAGTATCGGGCTATGATAAGTGCTGTTCGGCGGCGGTTGCTCGTAATTAGGACCTTTCCCGCTTTCCCTGACTGCTCAATGTATGAGTCTATGAGAGCGTTTGCATCCTCGATTGCCATTCGCATCTTGGCAACATTCACCGAGTTTGCGCTCGCGTCGTCAATGTTTGTAAGTTGTATGGCTTCCTTGAGTCCGTACGCGATAATGAAGTCGTCGGGCGACGCACTTCGTGGGTCGGACCTGTTTGGCGTTAAAACACCTGAGCGATCTTGATGCGGATAGCCGTAACCGCCAATAGTCTGCCCAAGGTTGGAACCCTTGCGAGAGCTTTCCGTTTGTTCGCTCGGTGTGAGCGTGTTTCGGACCGAAACTCGGTAAAAGCCTCGTACTGCGTTTCTTTTCTTTACAACATCACTAGCTGTGGAGGGAACTGGCCCCCTCATGCAAGAGGCTAAGGCGACGGGGGGCTCATAGGAAACAAATACCTCGTCCCACGCAGACAAGCAGCTGTCTAGCCCAAGGGATACCATTGTGTCCGAGGAGTACACGAATGTCTCTACTCCGTACTGACCGTAGTTCACAGTGAAGGAGCTTATGGGAACACTGACCCGAGTGTCAAGTGGGCTATCGAAGTACAGAACAACTGTACTCGGCGCTGAAAGTATGGCCTCCTTTATCTGCGGTACTGACATTCGGCTCTTTCCTTGTACAAGGTTTTACCCTGCTGCCTAAGGAAAGTCGGAGCCCCACGAAAGCTACCTCACATCAGTTTGTCCCTACCCATTGACATTTTGTAAGGTTTGCTGCCATGCCTTGTATCTCCCCCCTCTAAGCGTATACTATTTCCGGACCGTGTCGCCGACCAATGGGTGCCACTTTCGTCCTCAAATTTGAACCTTTCCCCCTCCTTTAACTTTCCAAGGGCAGTTTGGTGCTCGGGGTGTAGAACAGCCTTGAACTCAGACCCCTTACTGACCACTACCCTGTCACCCTGCTTTCTTACGGAAGTTTCCGAACCTTCGGCTGCGAGTCTTTTGAGAGTGGCTTGGGCAGCCATGTCTCTTTCTACCTTGGTTCGCCTGGCGGGAGAAGTCGCCTTTACCGGTTTAGCTTCTTCAGTTCCTTTTCTGCACTGCCCCGCTGTTCCGTACGCTTCACCGGACGGTTTTACGCAGCGTGTGAATTCGTACGAATTAATCAGGGTATTTACAGCCTCTTCAATGAATGGGTATTTGTTCCCGTAATTTTCAGAGAAGGAGAAACCTTCGGATGCTAACGCATCCGCTTCATTGCGGAGTTCTAAAGCCTCTCCAAGGTTACCTTTTAGTGCTTCAGAAAGGGCTTCGAGGTAACAGTGGTCGAGTTTATTCATGTCTGATGTTGTGAAAATTTCAGGGAGTGTTTTCACCCCGTCTTTTTATTTTACCCTTTGCGGACCAGGTCTAGGTAGTCAACGCAGCAGGAAATCTTTCGGATCGTTTGACACGGGAAAGAGATTCTCGGACACCCAGAACGAGTAGACATCCTTATGGACTCGTACCGAGTACCCTCGAGCTGCGGAGTACAGACAATTTGCAAGGAACTGAAAGGCCAGTCGAAGAGGCCACTCATCTCTCCAGTTGACTTCCCAACTGTCAATCGTGAGCAACTTACCGCTCACTGTGTAGTCTATTCGGGATACTATGCTCCCTCCCCTTAAACCTGGTGCGGGGTAATCGAAAGTTTGAGCAACGGACTCGTAGGGCTCCCCATCATACTTTCCTAGGACATACCGCAGCTCACTTGCCCCGTCCTGAAAGTACAAGAAGTCCTGAAAGATAAATCCCCCTTGGCGATAGACAGAAGGACGACGTACTGCCATTAGACCCTCACCAATGCATGAAAAGTTCCATTTCTCCCCACAATTACCCGGTCTCGGTACTCCTTTCCGTCCACAATGAGTCGGTCCGTGTTGGTTATCGCCTCGACTCTCAGGTCCTGTTCGCAAGTTACCGGCTCAAGAAAAGTTGTGGGTACCGCAACAAAGAATCTTTCCTGACTCAGGAAGCTTTTCCCGATGGAGAAAGAAACGTGGGCACTTACAGAGTTGGCCGCGTAAATAGAGTCATACACGCAAAGGTTCTCAACGACTCCGAGGGATTTGTAGAACACTGGCGCTAAAGGGTTTGTAGCACTCTGGCCGAACCCTGGAGAGTTGACAAAGCCTGGGTCGTAATCCTCGGTGAAAGTCATTTGAATGGGTTTGGTAAGGAGGGTAGCTTAGAGAAAACAGTTTTTATTGTTGCCGCAGGGTTCTGAAGCGTCGAGATGACAAACTTGGTTGCCCCAGGAACATAGGAAGGCAGCGACTTCTCTGCTGCTTTTTTCACAAAGTCGGTGGGGTCTGCTATGACTTTTCTAAGAACTTCTGAGAAGTTTAGAACTTTTTGTGCTTGCTGAATCGCTGTCTTCGTAAAATTCGACCCTGGGACACTCTCGACTGCAGCAAGAATTTCAGGGTTGTAGGTGGTTATGAACGACCCGGTAATATTATCGATAAACCCAGAATTTCGTGCAAAGCTAAGGGCAGTGTCTTGGCTGAACAAAGGCCCTTCCACAAACTTGAACGCTTGTATCGTGCTCATCGGGGGCGGTGCCCACGCTGCAGCAGACCCCCAAGGATTACCGGCAGGGGCAGTAGAGTACCCGGTTCGCCCCTCTTTTTTCATTTCCTGATGACTTGTAACAAAGACGTGGTCGTATGTTGCAGCCATTTGTCCAGGGCTGAGACGATTTCCAGCAGAGTCAACCTGCGATGTAACATCGTTTCCGCCTGCGTGCCCGTGCGCCAAATCTGCGTGCCTTACCCATATGTACTGTCCGTCTCTCTTCAGACAAATACACACCCAATCTGAGTTCATTGGACCATTTTCTTCAACAACAGTGCAGCCGTGGTTCTCCTTGCATGCCGGGGGCAGACCGCCAGCTTCGTATATCGGCAGCCGAGTCATTGTGCTGTTGCTCGGAATCTGTAGAGCTTGCTGAGAGCCGTCGGTTAAATTCTGAGGGTCGTACAGTACGTCTTGCAAAACTGCATAGTGGTACTCCCCGTTGCTCAGAGAAATATTCACTCTCTTTCCTTCGAGGGACTTCGGCTGCTTTCCCTTGAAAGCCGGGGAAACATCGAGCCAGTGTGACAAGTTGCTTGACTCTCCTGGCCTCGGTAGAGAAAACTCTCCAGCACCTTCGACTGACGGAATGTCCTGAGGGTTCATGGCGTCGAACAGAACCTTGACTCTCCCTAAGTCTTCAGGGTCTTCAACACTAATTATGGTCCCACGAACAGTTCCCCTGGGTGACCCGGTGTACCTCGCGTTGGCTTCGATGGCTTTCGCCATCTCGGCCTGTTGTCGAATCCATGGAATGTTTCTCAGGCTTTGGGCCATAGTTTACCGTATCTTGAGGGAAAACTTCGGAGTGTTTTTTGACGGTAGTCGCTTAGCGAGTGCGGGTGGTCGTAGTGCCGCCTCTGCTTCTTTCACAGGGGGCACCTCAGAGCTTGCTTCAGGGTGGCCCTCCTGAGGGATTTCCTGGTGAGGCTCCAGGTGAGACTCGCCTAGTTCCTCGATAGGGTGTTCAGGTGCAGATGTGGCGGTGGGTGTTTCCTCGGTGTGATCTAGGGGAACTGTTTCTGTGTCGGGTGCACTTTTTCTTCGTGTGGTCATTTCGGTAAGGTGGCTAAGAGTTTTTACCCGTCAAGTCTCAAAGTCGAAAACGCCTTCTTCTGACGCAGACAGATCGGCTGCAAATAGTGAATATCCTACTTTGTAGTGATTCGCGTCAACAGTTGACGAGGCGCCATCATCTTTGCAAGTTGGGGGGTACTTATAGATGCTCGCGTCCCACACTGGTGCTGGAACGACTTCGAGTGTTTCTTCCTTGAGATCATTGACGAGGAATCCACGTAAGTTCTCAGAGGAAGGCGAGCGTAAGTACTCCCCATCCCAGTCACCGTAAGTCTCCCCAGGTAAGGAAGTGTTTGCTGTGCGACTGTGAAGAAGGTCGTAGCTCACAAGCTCGGCCTCATCAAAGTCGTCGTAGGGAGTGTCAAAACCAGGGGCAATATCCGAATTGTCGTAGTCGTCCGACGTCCCTTGGCCGTACAAAATGTCTGAGAATAGGTAAGGTTCCGAGTACAAAAACGGCAGCAATCCCTTTTCACCGCCGTACAAAACCACTTGTTCGTACACAAGTGGCTCCGACTGTTCCGGGGGGCATGACATCTTCTCAGGGTTGAGTGACGAGCCCCAGTACCCGAAGTTCTTGCACACAAGGTTTACCTTTTGCCATGCACTATCGTTTCTTCCATACTCAGGTGGAAGGCGCACAAAGTACCGCTCCCAGTTCGGGTCACTAGGTCCGTGGTTTGTGTCGGCCCGAAGAGAGTTAGGGCTCCGAAGAAGCTCAAGTTCGCTTGGAGAGCTAATTACCTGCAAAGCTTCACTTTTCCATGGCCTTAAGAGGGTCCCGCTATCTTCCACATTCGGAGACATGTAGTGAGTGCGGCCACTGAGTACGAGGTCGGATATTTTGCAGTTGAAGCTCGATGCTAGCGAGTCAGATATGCTTATTACGGGGCCCACCACAGAACCTGTGTAAACAAAGCGGAAAGTTTGAGATGGTGTGTCAATTTCATACAGAAACTGAAAGTTGTCGGAGACGTGAGAAACTCCTTCAAAAACTCTAGCCCCACCACAGTAAATTACAGCGGCACCAAAGTCCCCAAAGTCTGGAATTGGCCCCCCGCTCGCACTTTCTATGTAAGCCAAGACATCGGAAAAACTTACGTACTTGTCAACATCGCTCGTATGGACAGAGACCCTTTCGTTAAACCCGTGGATACCTAGGGCATCAAAAACAAAGTTAAAGGGCAACCTTCCACCTTTGTTCGACCATACTCCGTAAAAGTTATCGATCTTTTCTCGAGTGGTCCAGTCAGAAGGGTTTGACCAAGGGGATACCCTCACTCGCAAGGTGGAACTTTCGTACGTTAGCTCCCCTTCGAGACCGAACCCGTTAGAGGAAAGATCTGAGGGAATATCAAGGTACCAGCCCTCTCTCGAAAAGTCGTAAGTCGGATTAATTGATACTGAAGAGGTGGTGAAAGTTACAGGGAGGCTGAAAAAGTACCGTGCACCCGCTAAAAATGTGTTAAACTTGTAAGGTATTGTCCTCGCTGTGTTGTACTTCGGGAACAGGACAAGGTCGGACCCCTGGACTTCGCAGAGGAAGGAAGCGTCGGCGGTCGAACCTGGTTCGGGGCGAAAGAATGGGCTGGGCAGAGCGCCAGGAGCTATCACCTTAAGCTGCTTATTTTCCGAGAGATCAGTGAAGAACTGCTCTCCCAAACCTTCGAAGGTTAGGACATAGTTGGTGCCGTCTTGGGACACATCCGCCAAAAGGTACGAAAAGTCCCCTAAGTAAAAGGTCTGACCGACTTGTATCCTTGGGTCTGCTTTTACAATTACTGTGCCGTCCCAGTTGTGAACTTCGACAACTTCCGGGTGAATGTACCCGTCGTACACACCAAAGGACCCCGTCAAAAGGTTTCGCTTTTGGGAGACTGTCGAGGCTAGGTTGGCCCAGTATTCAGGACCGCTCCAGCCCAAAAGCTGGGCGAGCCAGTCAAGCTGGTCGTTTACGCGGCTCTCGGTTAGAGCCACTGAGTTGAGTTGCTCGGCAGTTAGGTAAAGGTTTGTGGTACCGTAGTCCTCAAAGTCACTAATACTGAACGAGGGGTTTAAGTCGGTCATTTCACTCCTTCACTGCTACAAGATTGTTCTGCAAAGCGGCGTATTCGTGTCTCATGCAGTTTTGCGGGCTCATCCACACAGAAGAGTACCCTTTTACCTGCGAGAATAGGTTGATAAGGTTTGTATCCAAGGCACGGGTAAGCCAATCAGCCAGAGGCTGGTGGTCTGTGTGAACCACCTCTCTCAGGTCTGTGATCTTTTCAACACGGTAAGCCCCGTCAATACTCACGTAGGCCAGTTTGCACAGAGTGACCGGTACTTCCTTTCCTGCGCTGTTCCTAACGGTTTTCGGTACGCTGTTTTCAGGATAAGCAACTAGGTTGATGACGGAGGTTGCTGCTGCGGGCTTTCTAAGCAAGGGCAGGGTACCACTCACAAGCACACGATTGATCGCCACTTTGGTATCCGTCCATACTACTTTCCACCCACGGTTGTACGAGGGTTCAGGAATTGAAAACTTGAAGTACTGCCCGTTAGCGTCGGACGCAACGTCGGAAGAACCTTGTAAGACCCAAACCGGGTTTGAGCAATAGAGGTCGTCGCTTTCGAGGAGGTTGGACGACACATAAAGCGACGCTGAGCCTGTTACCGAGGAGCCATCGGGGCACCGTAGTTCAACTTCGGTGTAAGCGGCGGGGTGCGGGCTTTGCCACGACAGGTAGGCTTGCCCCGCGTAAGACGGAAATACACCGTCAAAGTTTCTCCACGCTTGAGACTCAAGGTCTGTGAAAGCAAAAGCGGGACTGTACCTCCACCCTGGCACAGCATCTGTGCTACTTTCCACTCTTATGTCGTATCCAGATAAGGAAAATTTATTGACAGAGTACTCAGCGACAAAGGGTGAGTCGTCGTAATAAAGTTGGTAGGCCAGAAGATACTTCGTACTTACCATTTCCATTTCTTCCAAGCTTATAATCACAGGGTCAACCGTTAAGCTCCCATACTTCCAAACCACAACTCCGGACTGAACTGTCAGGAACTTGTTCTCCCCGGAAGACTGAACCTGAAGCGACCCTGTTCCCGTGCGGCCATCGCCCACGGGAAGGTAAGTGTAGGCAAACTCGTCGTCGAGTCCGAAGTCCAGTTTGTAAAGCTGCGAAGCCGACGGTAAACGTGCGTAGATTGGCCTCCCGTTTTCAACCCACTCAGTGGGGTGCGGGTTGAGTTTAAGCGCATTCACGTACTGGGGGGAAAGGTTCACACCCTGCTCGAAAGTGGAAGATGTTTCAATTTGCGCAGTCCCCCCGTTCAATGCGACCAGATTCTGACTCATAGTGCTAACGTCCCCTCCCCGTAGTTCGGCGGGCTAAGCGCAAAAGTTGTTCCCGTGTACCAGGATAAGTCAGGAATTTGACTCAAGGTTGAGGTGTTTTCCCACACGTATGTTAAATTTGGTGACGAGCTAAAGTTCCTTCCGGAGTTCCGAGGAACAACAGTTATTTGGCAGGATCCAAGCTTAATCGAAGATGTTTCCACACCGTACTGGGATAGCACCGGTTCTTCACAGCGATAGGAAACTACATGTCGCAGCAAGTTACCCGCGTACTCTTCATACCGCGCAGTGTTGTCTGCGGGCAGGCCGGACCAGTTCGTCACTGTTTTCTGGGGTGTGAATGACTTCATGACTCTGTAATAGTTCCGACCGTCTTCACTCAAGATCGTGTCTTCCGTGGCGTTTAAGTAAGCAGGGTTGAAGTAAGGAATGTAGTCGTCTACGGGGAGAAGGGATGGGCCGAATTCCTCGGACTTTACGAACACGCCGTTATTCAGATATATGCTAAAGTCAAATAGGGGGGTGACTGCGGAGGTGGCGGTGTAGGATTGCACATCGGAACCTTCTCGAAAGAACGTGCGATCACCCTGAAAAAAGGTGAACATTCTGTCAAATTTTCGCAGGAGCGGGTTGTTCGTTAGTTCTGAATCTAGCTGAGTTTGAAGCGCAGGGTTAGGAGCAAGGTTGTAAACCAAACCCTCGCTAAGCAAATCTTGTATGTTGGTGCTATTCGGTGTAAAGTGAGAAGACGCAACGTAGTAAGTGGTTGGCGAAGATGAAGTTTCCTTATACAGCAGGTACTGCCCTGGCTTGAATCGTGCTTTGTACTTGTACAAGGGTAAGCCCCCGTCACCGTTGAACACAAGAGTTTCCGATAAGATCCCCGTGTCAACAAGATTACTAAAGTACTCCTTAACAGATAGCTGGTTTGGACTATAGGTGAAACCAGCATTTACACGGGCGTACTTCACAATTGCGCCTTTTGTTAAGTCAACGTAGTTGTAGTAAGGGTCAACAACGGGATTGGGCCCTCCCCCTACTTGGGGAGTGGAAACCCACGTTCCTTGGGCATAGGACAACCCTTCAGTGAGCTGAGCAGGAACCACGGGAAGCCCGACTAAAAACTCTGCCTGAGCACCAGTAATATCGTTGGTGGACGGGTTGAGTGTAAAGTTTTTTGAAACTAGCCAGGCAAATCCTCCTGCACGGCTATTTAAGGGTACTGCAGAGGGACTTTGAGGAACGAACTCCCCTGATGAGTAGTCATACTCCACAATTTCAGGGTCTAGTGTACCGCCAGAGGAATATGTGAAAGAGTTTCCAATTTCCCACGGCGAAAAGGTTTTCACTGCGGAGATCTTCCCGTTCAGAATGTATGAAGAAACGGCGGAAGAAGAACCGATGCTTAAGTTTTCTAGGACGATGTGCAACCCTTGCTGGGCTAGATCCCCGGATCCATCATGATATACTATGTCACCAAGGGAGTAGGACCCGGATGTTAGCGGTCTTATCTGTTTGAGCGTAAGGTTGCCGTATATCGTCTGATCCTTCTTGTTTGAAGAGTAGGGTGTAAAGTTTGACTCTACCGGGTAGAAAGTCGGTGCAGGGTTATTGATGAATATAAGGTTGCCCTCTTCCAGCAGGTTGTCAGACGCGGAAAAATCGTAGATGTTTGTGTATACCGACGCGTCCTTATTGAGAGAGTTCGGAGTGTTGTAAGCGGTCGATACTTTTACAGATGGATCTTTGAATCTTGTGTTCGTGTCGAAAGTTGCGTAGAACGCTGCGTCGATGTCACTCACAGTCGGAGTCACGTTCGCAGGAAAAACCTGCCCAGGAGTCAAAACTGAGAAGAGACGGTCTCGAAAATTGAGTGCAGACTCCTTAAAGTTCGACCCGAAAGTCCCGTTGGAGTCCACTTCAACGGTTAAGTTGTACTGAACTTGGCTTAGCGTAATGGGGAATAGGTGCCCTTGATTCTCAATCGGGACAGAGAAATTTACTGCGTTTTGGCCCAGCGACAGTTGCTGAGTTGTAAGTTCTTGACCGTTTGGCCCAAGCACGAAAAAAGACACCTGCCCATTGGGGCGAAGGTAGTCTTGTGTGTAGTTGTATCCGTAGAAGCTGGAGCGGTTCGGCTGGACAGATGTCAAAGTGCCTATGCCATACAAGTCAGTGAAAAAATCTTGCCAGTCGGACCCACTGACGGGGTTTCTCCTGCGAATTAGAGTGAAGAATCTTTCCTGAACTTCCTGAAAAGTCTCGACGTCACTTCCGCCGACAGACGGTTGAGGGTTTGTTGCGGATAAGTTGAGTGTCCCTGTGTTTGAAGTTCCGGTGATTGAGTTTGCGGGAACGTTATAGGCGGATCCTACAAACTTTGAGTAAACTGGGACTCTACCGGTGAGGTCCCCAGGCGGAATCACCAGGTCGGAGCTTGTAACAAACTCGTAGCTTTCTCCTGCTGTTAGCTGAGGGTTCGTAGAGAATAGGGACCCTGCGGGAATAACCGTGGAGCTCTTTGTTGGCGGGACCGAAATTACCAGCTCAGCTGTTGAGGTTGTCCCAAGCCTTCTCATGGCACCTAAGAAGGGTCCGATCCACTCGATAAGGATTTTGTCAGGGAGCTGGTTGGCCCAGAACAAGAATTCTCCCTGCGCAAAAGCTTGCCCCTCAAGGAGGACTGCTAGGGGGTTTCCCGCACTGAAGTCGTTAAGGGTTTTGTTGGACGCTTCGTAAACGGTTTGAGCCGCTGCTTGGACCAAGTCAGCTTCATTGCGCGGGTCAATGGAAACCGACGGTAGCGGTGAGTAACGTGGCATTTAGATTCTCCGTTCAGTATGTACCGTTATCCACCACAAGAGCGTCGAGCTGGTCGGACAATACTTTTTTCGTTACCAAGTCTGCGTCTGCTAACGCTGCGAATTTCTGGCTAGCCGAGGAAGGGCTGATGCCGTTGGCGTTGCTATACTTAAGGTTTGTTAGAAAACTTCTCGGAGCTTTGTTATAGTTCTGAGTGAGTGTGGGGTTTGAAGCGGGGTCAAATCCGAAGCCCCAGTACCCTGTGACAACTTTTGAACCGGAAACCGGAATACCAGACAGAAGTTGACCGGTGCCCGACAAAGTGGGTTGCTCAGTGGTTAGTGTGACGTAGCGGCTGTCTAAGCCTGTAGGCCCTGTTTTTTCAAGGTCGTCGAGACCCAAGGGGTCGTAGTGCCAGTCAAGGTCTTGGCCGTCGAAAACAATGTTCCTTGCACCATTTAGCCACTCGCTTGTTACGACAACGCCACTTGAAAACAGAGTTTTGGCCATTTCTTCTTAAGGTTCGTTCTTACAGAGGTTTTACCCTCTTGTGGACACAAAAAAGCCCCGGTTAGGGGGCTTTTCGAGTTGAGAATCAGGTTCGGTCCCAAGAATTCACGGTTAGCTGAATCTCAATTTCCTGAACATTGCCGCTTTCACGGTCAACATCGGCGGTATTAAGAGACATGAACTGACATCCGTAGCAAGTGTATTGGCCGCCAGCGGGTGCTGATCCGTTTCCAACACAGTCTTTCGGAGTGACTGTAACTGTGATTTCTCTGCAATTATACTGCAACCAGTAAATTTCCAACTGCTTGAAGATCGTGGGATCGTACGGAGCAGAAAGGGAGATGTTGTCTACCTTTTTGGGGCCTACAACTTTGTAAATACGGTTACCAGTACCATTGGCGTAGTCACTGCTACTTGAGGAATCCTTGATTCCGCTGAATTTTGTAAACGTGGCGATTAGTGTGGGTCCGTCAGGAGCTACGAAGCTAACTTCGTACTGAGACTTTGTAATCGGTCTGAGAATTGCCATTGGGTCACCTCCTTAGTACCTTCCCTTATCAGGATAGGATGTTGGTGATCATAGCGCCAGAACCGATAAGACCAGTTGCGCCGAGGCCAACTAGGTTAACCACACGTTCAATTGTGATTTCAGCACGAACAACGCGGCGTTCACGAATGTAGTATTCGGGACGGACGGCGGGGGTGCCTGTGAGCTGATCATTTGTGTTATCATAAGGGCTCTTTATCCCTTATTTCTTCACATTTCTGTGAAGATCAGACTATATCTTCTTCCCTTTAACTTTGAGGGTTTAGGGAGTGGGGCACTCTTGTCAGCTTCATCACTGTTCTAGTGGTATGCTGTTAGTCGTTGAACGTTCGTTTTCTCCCGAAAACGCTTCGCTGCTGATTACCATAGTTTCAAACTCTCGTTTGAAGCCGTAGGCTTCCCAGCAATTCACCCCATTGACTCGCGGATCAGGCGAGTAATTTGATGTTACCATCAAACCACGCATTCAGCTCGTTTAAAAGAAACGATGTTGTTAGCATACGTGTAAGAGAAGGCAGGAGTCGCAGCATTCGCACCACCAGCAGGCATGATGGAATCAGAAGGACCGTTAGGGCTGTAGAACAGAAGGATACCGTTAGCTGGGAATACCGGCTGTAGGGTTCCATCTTGCGCTAAGTAACGACCTTCGGCAACACGTAGGCCACGCTCAAGACCGAAGTAGCGAGCAATGACGTCAGTGTCGACGCTGTCTGCAGATGTGTACTTGATACGATCAAGGATCTTCTCGTTGGTCAGCAAGAGGTCAAACACGGCAGTACCGACGACTGCGGAGTTTGGACGGATACCGATTTGGTTGGCGACTGCACGCTTGAGGGTGAGGATGTCTTCAATTGGGTTAGAAGTAGCACCAGACCAGGCGGCGTCTCCAGCAACGGAGCCGTAAGCTGTCTTGAAGTTTGTCCAGGTTGTGAAACCGAGTCCGGTCTGGGAACCTGCGGTTCCGTTATAGGGCTCGTAAGGGTTGTAAGTCGCGGTGACGGAAACAGCTTGAGCAACGGTGTACTCGTAGCTGTTCATCAATCTGGACATTGCATTCCTGGTTTCGATTGCGCGAAGCAATTTGTTAACTCAGCGGCTCTTTATCCGCTGATTCATTACCTTGTTGTCGGCAATGTTCAGACTATATCATTGTTCTGTGAGGTGAACTTAGTGTTCACTTTACAAAACATCGGGCGCTCGTGTCAGCTTCATCACTGTTCTAGTGGTATGCTGTTAGTCGTTGAACCTTGCCCCTATCCCTAGGGGCCTTGGCTGCTGATTTCCCACACGGGGGTTCCAGCAATTCACCCAATTTATAGTGGACCTACGCTGCGATCGAAATTGCACGTAAAAAATAATCCACCTGCGCGGGCCCTTCCCCGGCATTTTCAATTACCTCTTCAGGCAATTCCCAGGCGACCACTTCCTGCTCTAGAGCATAAGGCTCAGAGTCGTAGCGGCTTTGGACGTATGGGATGTTAGTTCCGTAAGCACGACGGAAATCGTTTATAGCAAACTGCTCCTTCCCAAATCTGAGAATTCTCCCAGCGCGGGTAGGGGTGTCCACAACCGGTGCGATAAACACTTGTTACCGTGAAGGCTCTTTATCCTTCACTTCTTCGCATTTCTGCAAAGATCAGACTATATCATCATCTTCCTTAAACTTTTTAACAACGGTTCGCAGAGACTGCCAAGTATTACCTAGACCGGTTAGCCGGAACAGCTTCCTGGCCCCACACTTCTCGTTAGAAACCCAAACTTCATGCAATAAACCTAAATTAGACCAAACTTCGACATTAGCCCGAGGGTTTTTAATGCCTGTTCGATCCCGGTCGGGTCTATTAGCGGCTTGCAAGGCGAATTGTATAGTTGGTTTACTAAGTGCCTTATCTTTAAGTTTCTGTCTTGATTCTGCACTCCACACTCTGTTCTTGCATAATTCTGCACGAGCGGATCTTTCTTTATCAGACATTGGAACTTTCCTGGGTCTGGCCTTTCCTTTATTGGATTTGCCAATTTTAAACCTAGTTTCGTCCGAGTGTTTATGATGAGCTAAGGTTTCGTACACTCTGGAGTTTTTCGAAGACTCCTTGAAAGAGTTTATAGCTTTGCCTAACCTCTTTATGGAAGAGAAAGCTAGAGCCAGCAGGCAGTGAGACAGGTAGTGCTCTCTGTAGGTGAGTTTGATTAGGTTACCATCTTCATTTCCACCCTTCATGCACTTGGGCACTATATGGTGAATGTGGTGTCCGGGTTCTCGTGTCAAACTCCTTGGGGGTCTGGAGAGGATAAACTTTATGTACCGTTGGTAGTGTAAGGGAGAGTCGGGCGCTCGTGGAAAGATTATTTCAGGGTTGATCACTTTCTAGTCGTTGAACCTTTTTACTTAACACTACTATAGTTAGTAGAGACCCTAAGTAAACTTGGCTGCTGATTGCCTGTTTTGCAAAAGCAAAACTAAGGTATCCCAGCAATTCACCCGATTTTCAATCAGAGTCACCTCTGAGTGGAACCCTATCGATTCGCAATGTTGGTGGACAATATGTTCTCTCTGCTTACACAGAGTGTCGGACTATCTTATCGTTTCTTTACAAAACGTTGGGCGCTCTAGCCTGTTATTAAGGGAACTAAATCCCCCAGGTAGTCTCTGAACCTTCTTCCGGTGTACCGGAAGCTTGGCTGCGGATTGACCCTTTTGCTAAGCAAAAGTAGGCTTTCCCGCAGTTCACCCAATTTCTTTTCCCCTACACCAAAGGGAGCATGAAGCCTTGTGCGAGTGTTGTGAGGATTGGCCAGTGTTATCGCAAAAGCTCTTTATCTTTTGCTTCTGTATGTTTCCATACAGGTCAGACTATATCATCATCTTTGCTTGAGCAAAGAGTCGGGCGCTCGTGGATTGTTCGCCTGTTCTAGGCTACTTAATCTAGTCGTTGAACCTTGCCCCTATCCCTAGGGGCCTTGGCTGCTGATTGCCTATTTTGCAAAAGCAAAACTAAGGTGTCCCAGCAATTCACCCGATTTTCAACTTTGTTTGGAAGTTGGGACCCTAATTAATCCACACCTGCATAAGTCTGTTGTAGCAACTTGTTATCGTAAAGGCTCTTTATCCTTTACTTCTCTACATTTCTGTAAAGTTCAGACTATATCATCATCTCGGATTACGGCCCAGCTGCCACCCCTCGCCGGGGTGTTTTTCTGACCGAGTTCTAATCACTTCTGTACCTTCGATTTTCCAGTACCATCTTTGTTTTGATATCGCACAGGAAATTTTTCGCTTTGACTCATCGCTATGGGTAGAGTTTTTACGAGAGCACTTGTCAATCATTGTGGGATTATTTTTCCACACTTCTTTCATAGTGCTACTTATCTTACCTCTGTGCTCCTTGTCTTTGGTTCTACCTTTTAGGGAGCTGGAAATTTTATGACCCCAAGAAACTTCCCTTCTTCTGTTAGACTCAGCTATCCGTTTTGACTTTTCCTCGTTTTTCTGACAATACTCCAGAGACTTGTAGAACTTGGACCCTTTGGATCCGTTCATTAAGGAGGCGCATTCAGCGAGTTTTATATTAGTGGGGAAAGCTTTATGAAGTACTAAATGAAGAACTGTATGTTCTCTTCTTGTAGTTAAAACTACGTTTTCGGGGTTGTAAGTTCCACCCATACATTTAGGTAGAATTCTGTGCTTTTCTAAACCATCCCTCTTGCATTTTACGCGAGATAAGGATCTTATGCTAAAGCACATTCTTAGGTATCTTCTTAAGAAGTGGTTGTTACGAGAGTCGGGCGCTCGTGGAAAGATTATTTCAGGGTTGATCACTTTCTAGTCGTTGAACCTTTTTACTTAACACTACTATAGTTAGTAGAGACCCTAAGTAAACTTGGCTGCTGATTGCCTTGCGCCTTGTAATACAAAGCCGTCAGGTGTCCCAGCAATTCACCCGATTTTCAATCAGAGTCACCTCTGAGTGGAACCTTTATGATTCATCATAATAGATGTTTCCTTGTGTGTAAAGTTGACTTCAAAG